GCCCTTAAGGGCCTATTCCGCATGACCACTCCGTATCTGGCGACGAAAGACATTCCGATGATCGCTATCAATCACATCTATCGTGAGATGGGGCTATTTCCAAAAGCTATCGTTTCTGGTGGTACCGGCATCTATTACTCTGCCGATAATATTTGGATTGTTGGTCGTCAGCAGAATAAAGACAGTAAGGGAATTAAAGGTTATCACTTCGTTATCGGTATTGAGAAATCCCGATATGTTAAAGAGAAATCAAAAATCCCAATCAGTGTAACTTGGGAAGAGGGCGTTAAGAAATATAGCGGTCTATTAGAAGTCGCGGTTGCTGGCAAATTCGTTCATAAGGGTAAAAAGGGTCAATCCCTAGGTTATGCCAAAATGAACAACGAGACTGGTGAAGTGGAAGAAGAGATCTATTACGAAAAAGATACCGATAATGGTGAATTCTGGCAAGAGATTCTGGACAATCCAGGATTCAAAGATTTCGTACAGAATCAATATCAAATGGGTAAAGCTTCATTGGTCGATTTTGATGAAATTGTGAAATCGGACGTGGAGGTAGAATAATGACTATTGAAATAGAAAGAGCTATGAAGGAGAACCAAGATTATGAATTAGTCCCCTCAGGATCTGACATTTGGAATGTCAGAATTCTGTCTGGGGATTTTGTCGAAACGGTAATCAAATTTGGTACAGTCAAGTTGACTGAGTCTGATGAACTGTCCTATAATTTTGAAATTGTTGATAGTCCGGACGGGACATTACATCCTGAAAATGGGGGTTTACAAAAGGCGGCAGGTGCGATACTATTAGATGTTATTGGTAATCAAGCGGGTTATATTGGAGATAAGAAGGATGGGTGATACCAGGAGCTGGGCTGCTGAAAAAGAGGATGAAACGAAAACCTGTAAATATGGAAAGGTGCGTAAATACTTCGACAAATGCACCTGTGATGGGTGCAGAGTAGAAAAAGCTGAGAGTGATAGATTGGAGCAGCTGATAAAGGATTTCAGTTACGATCTTAAAATAAAGCTAAAAGATATGCACCCATCCACTTGGGAAAAGCAATTAGAAGAGAGGTTGAATATTGAATGTAAATAATATCAATCTTGAGCAGGTAGTATTGAAAAATATCCTCACTAATGAGGACTATATGCGAAAGGTTTTACCTTATATTAGACCGGATTATTTTGAAGGTGTATATAAGAAACTGTTTATTGAAATAGGGCTCTATGTAGGAAAGTATAATAAACTGCCGTCATTAGAAACCTTTAAGGTATCAATTGACGATAAGAAGTGGACAGCAGAGCATTATGCTCATATCATGGAAATTGTCCCCTCGTTATTTAGTAAAGATAATGTGACTGATGAAACCTGGCTTCACGAGACAACAGAGAAATGGTGTCAGGATAGAGCATTACATAATGCTATCATGGAGTCGATTACTATTATTGACGGTAAACATTCGACTCTGACAAAAACCGCATTACCCGAGATATTACAAAAAGCATTAGGTGTGTCTTTCGACTCTATGATTGGCCACAACTACTTTGATAATGCTGAAGAGCGTTATGAGTTTTATCATACCGAAGAGCAGCGCATTCCTTTCGATATTGAGATGCTTAATAAGATTACTAAGGGTGGATTAGCCCTTAAAAGTCTTAATATTATACTTGCTGGTTGTGTGCATCCAGATACCAAGGTAACTGTTCGTATTAAACGTAAGCCCAATCTTTAAACTTTGGGGACTTTAACCAGTAACATATCTGAGCACTGGAGACCGAATATTCTTCCGAGGCTTTAGCCAAAGAATTGAATATTCGGGTTCCATCAGTAACGGCCTTTCGTTTTTTAGATGGCCCGAATTTTTTACCTTTATTGGGTTTAATAGGAGAACCTAATAAGTAACCCTTTTTTAGCTTATCATCAACTTCATCAATAGGAACCCTGATAAATGTAGTATCACCTTTTTTATACATGCACTTTTTGCCTTTATGAGAAGCACCGCCCAAGCTCGCTCTTTCTTTAAGACCTTCTTCAGAGCACCAATATTGAAATTCGGGGGAATTTAGATGTCCGATTAATCCACCCATACGGCCTCTTTCTTTAAGACCTTCTTCAGAGCACCAATATTGAAATACTGGGGAATTGGCAGCGCCCTTCTTAGACCATTCACTTTGGACTTCTTTACTATAGCTAAAAAAGCCTATATTATGGTCTCTACAAAATATGCCTATTTGTCTTCTATATTCTACAGACAAATTCGCACCTAGCATTTGCATACTTCTTAAGTCATTAGGATTTTTATATATGCGCCAAAGGAGATAATGAGCTATAATGTGCTCGCGAACAGTTAAATAAGTATAATTTTCTTTATTATCAGTACCACCTGAATGTTTAGGTATAATATGATGTCTATGCAGTCCAGATCCGGGCTTATATTGAGCATCTCGAGATTTTCTATCTTCGCATAGATTGTTATAGATATTTTGGCTATTCATGGATTTACATTCTTTCTTTAATGTGATATAATGTACTTATAATAACTGAAATTTAGGACAACGTTTAGGATAATATTAAGATGCATCAAACAAAAGTTATTAAAATTAGCGAAATAGAGAAGCTAATACAAGCCGGCTATGAGGTAGAAGTTGAATCTCCCGACGGGTTTGTGCCAGTTACGGATTTCGTTGATAAAGGTATGTGGGAAGAATATATACTGTCTTTTGAAGACCCCGACTTAACCCCCGTTAGATGCAATGAAAATCATCTCTTTGAAACTACGGTAGGATGGGTATCAGCGAAAGAGCTATTAGGTAAAGACCTTGTTAACTTTATAACAAAGCATGGGCTGAAGCAAGGTTCGGTGAATAGAACCTACGAGAAAATCCCTATTGTCGACATTCAAGTTGACCACGAAAATCATCGATATTACACTGAAGATGTCAGTTCACATAATACGGGCGTGGGTAAGTCCCTGGCAATGTGTCACTTTGCTGCCGCCGCAGTTGCAGCAGGACAGAATGTTCTATATATCACCATGGAGATGAGCGAAGAACGGATCGCGGAAAGAATCGATGCTAATCTGCTCGATATACCTATTGATCAGATTGACAAGCTTCCCAAAGATATGTTTAAATCTAAGATTGCCACCCTTAAGCGGAAGACCCAGGGTGAATTGATGATTAAAGAATATCCTACTGGTGCCGCTAGCGCAGCACATTTCAGGTCACTTTTAAATGAATATAAGCTCAAGAAGAACTTTGTTCCTGATATCATCTTTGTTGATTACTTAAACATTTGCGCGTCCTCTCGTCTTAAGATGGGCGGATCAATGAACAGTTATACCTATATCAAATCCATTGCCGAAGAACTGAGGGGATTAGCACAAGAGTTTAATCTGCCACTAGTGAGCGCAACTCAGACTACACGCTCAGGATTCGGTAATAGTGATATCGGGCTTGAAGACACCTCTGAGTCATTCGGTCTTCCCGCAACTGCAGATCTGATGTTTGCTCTTACTACTAATGACGAATTGGAAGCAATGGGGCAGATTGCAATCAAGCAACTTAAGAATAGATACAATGACCTTAACCAACATAAGCGATTCGTCCTTGGGGTAGATAAGTCTAAGATGAGATTATATGATGTTGATGACGGTGAACAAAACTTGGTTCAAGATATACCAATGTTTGATCGAGGCGAAATCGGAGACCGCGATAAATTCTCCGGCTTTAAAATGGAGTAATAGATGAAAATTTATAGAATAATACCTTTGTCAAAAGGGGGTGAATTTGGATTCGGTGTTCAATGTCGTAAGAAGGGTTGGGCACTATTTAATCCATGGCACGAGGTTAACAATATGCGCAGCCCTGATCCGAGAGAGTGGTCGGGGTTTTTCAAATACTCTAGTTTAGCGGAGGAAGAAATTAAATTTCGAATAGAAGAAGATGAAAAGCTCGCTCGCGAAGAAGATTTGAAACGAAATTGGGCCCGGTCAAATCCACCGAGAAGATATCCATGATGGAGTCTGTTCTTATTGCATATTTGATACTTGGTATTATCGTTATTATTTTGACACATTCTTTGGATGAGGAATTATTGTATAGTTTGCAATCAATTTCTCCTCTAGAATCTATTATATCATTATTGATATTAGTTCCAATCTGGCCCGTACATTTATTTATTAGATATGAATGTATTCCACGTAAATGGATAATTAGAAATTGGAGAAGAAAATGACAGTAAAAATATTAGCATACAGTCAACCTGTGAATGCTTTAAAGAAAAAAGATATTGAAACCGCCGCTGAATTTATTGCATATTGTGCAAGAGTGTCGAATCCCGCAAATCAGTATAATAATAAGACTGCTGACAAGCTTATCAATTATTTGGTTAAACATCGACATTGGTCTCCTCTCGAGATGGCGAGCGCGACTCTCGAAATTGAATCTACTCGTGATATTATCAGACAAATGCTCCGTCACCGTTCATTCTCTTTTCAAGAATTTTCTCAGCGATATGCTGACCCTAATAGCATGGATAATGCGTTTGTTGTTAGAGAAGCACGGCTCCAAGATCCTGACAATCGACAGAATTCCATCGATTTAGATTTTCTTAATCTGGGTCATGACCAACTAAATGCTGAATGGGCCATGAAACAGGAAATGATCATACATGAAGCAAAAATGGCTTATGACTGGGCAATATCAAAGGGTATTGCAAAGGAACAAGCGCGCTGCGTTCTTCCTGAAGGAAACACGGTCTCGCGCGTGATAATGAACGGTACTCTTCGCTCGTGGGTTCACTTTTGTGATGTTAGAACTGAAGAAGGTACCCAAAAAGAACATCGGATGATTGCTAGGGAAGTCGCCTATGTTATTGGTACAATTTTCCCTCCAATTAAGGATTATAACCATGCAGGATAGACTGATTAAAAGTTTTACCAAGGGCTCATGCAGATTAGATATTTTCTTCTCTGGTTCCGATGAGACCTTCTATACTCAAGAGTTTAAAGATGGGACATTACATGAAACTAAGACATATGATGATGCAACCTTTGAAACCCTTGATGAAATGGGCAGAAATTGGACCAATCGGGTCTTTTTAACAGAATAGGGATTTACAACCCTATCCGTTTATGATATAATGATATTAACAAAAGGATAAATTATGGAATTACCCAAAATTCGAAAGTTGAGATTACCCAAAATTCTTATATGTGGTCACGGTCGCCACGGTAAAGATACTGTTGCAGAAATATTAGAGCTACATTTTGGATTTAGGTATTCGTCATCGTCTAATTGGTGTTCGGAGCACGTCGTGTTCCCGAAGCTTAAGCACAAGTATAATTATGTCACCATAGAGCAATGCTATGAGGATAGAGTTAATCATAGATCCGAATGGTTTGACATTATAAGTGAATATAATTCTCCAGACAGAACTACGCTCGGTAGAGCTATTCTAGCCGAAGGCGACATTTATGTAGGTCTTCGAAATAAAGCAGAAATGTGGGCGCTTAGAAACACGCGCGTGTTTGATATATCTATTTGGATAGATGCACTCGATCGATTACCACCAGAAGATAAATCCAGTATGACTATTGAACCTTGGATGTGCGATTTCTGGATTGATAATAATGGTAGCCCTGATGAACTAACTTTTAACACGGTTTCTTGGGGGAATACATTATTAGGCCGTGATATTGAAAAAGTAAATTTGGAGATGAAATGAATATTGCATTAGATTATGATGGCACTTTTACTAAAGACCCGTATTCGTGGTGTAATGCTATGGATGTTTTAAAATTAGCAGGACATAGAGTCATTGGGGTTACTATGCGTAGGCCTAGTGAATCAACCAGTATATTGGATAGCTATTTTGCAGCATGCGATACGGTTATATACACAAGCCGGCGGGGTAAGAGAGATTTCGTAAAAGAAGCCGGTATTGTTATTGATGTGTGGATTGATGATACCCCTGAATGGGTGTTATACGATGCTATTAAAACCGACATTTATGACGAGAGCAAGGATAAAAATGGATAAAAATAGATACCCCATTAACGTATTAAAACTTTATGGGGGGTTTACATTTGATTTGAATTGTGGTATAATGCATGTATATTAAAGGAGAATTACATGTTAGAATATTATTGGAACAAATGGTTCAGCTCTGGCCGGGATTTGAAAAGTGTAAACTATTGGAATCTTAGATTCTCGGAGGATTACTCAGACGACCTTTTTAAAGAAGATTTGAAAAAAGCTTTTGAAGCAGGTTACGAAGCAGGTTACGAAGAATCATTAACCCCTAAAAGGTAAGAATATGTCATATATGATGAAAAAACTATATAAGCAAGATACGCTAGGAAAGATCCGCGAATGGCGGATCGAAATTGATGATAATGCTTATCGCACCCTCGCGGGCGTACTTGATGGTAAAATCGTTGTTTCTGGTTGGCAATATGCCGAAGCTAAGAATGAGGGTAAAGTCAATGCGACTACTCCTGCCGAACAGGCCCAGAGTGAGGTAGCTTCTAAATATCTAGATCAGGTTACTACCGGTGGATATTATGATACGATCGAATTGGCGAAAGAAGGTATTCCTGTTTTCACTCAGCCAATGCTTGCTCAGAAATACGATCAGAAGAAAATCAAATTTCCTGTTATAAGTCAGCCTAAGTTCGACGGCGTTCGATGTATTGCGACTAAAGACGGTTTATTCTCACGTAAGGGTAAACCTCTAGTATCGGTGCCACATATTCATGAAGCTCTTAAGTCTTATTTCGAAAGTTTCCCCAATCATAAGTTGGACGGCGAATTATATAACCATGAACTTAGAGATGATTTCGATAAGATTATCTCCCTAGTTCGGAAATCCAAGCCGACGGATGAAGATATTGCGGAATCTGCCAAAAAGGTGAATTATTGCGTATATGATGTTATTGAGCCTAAGGATAGAAAATTTACCGATCGTTTCTTTGATGTAGTAACTGAAATTCACGGCTTAGCCGATTCTATTCAACCTACTCAAAGTAAAAGGGTTTATAACCAAGCAGATCTAGATAAGATATATGGTGAATATCTTGAGGATGGTTATGAAGGCCAAATGGTTCGATACGATGAAAAGTATGAAGCAAAACGCTCTAAGTTTCTATTAAAAAGGAAAGAGTTTTTAGATGAAGAATTTGAGATTATCTCAGTTGATGAGGGGCTCGGAAATTGGGCTGGATATGCTAAATTCATATCAATTAAGCTTGGTGACGGGTCAACCCAGAAATCGGGACTACGAGGGGATTTCGAGACTAACTCTAAGCGGCTTGCTGAAGCGAGTGAATACGTTGGTGGACAAGCAACCGTAAGATTTCAGAATAGAACACCGGATGGCAAACTTAGATTTCCTGTTGCCGTAGCACTTTATAAAGGGAAAAGAGATCTATGACGGTTTTCGTAAACCTATTCGACCTTATTGGTCTTGGTATATTTTTGATTATCTTATTGGTATATTTTATCAGTGAGTATCGATATAAACAGAGACAACGAAGGCGTGACGAGGGCCGTGACAATTAAATACGAATTAAATGCATAAAGGGGATTTACATTCCCCTTTTTTTGTGGTATAATGCATGCATATTAAACGAAAAGGGACAAATTATGACTCTCGATATTCTTGCTTCAATTGACTGGAACCATTGGATTAGCTTCGGCGTCCTCTTATTCATTCTTTTTGTAGCTTTACCGTGGATCGGAAAGCACTTTTCGTAAATCTCTTATTAAGGAAGGAATATATAATGATCAAGATCGTTGCAGTCATTATCTTTGTTTTTTCTTCGGGTACTCAGGAGGTCGAATATAAAACCTTTTACAGTATACTAGAATGCCAAGCATGGTCTAGACAAGAGTCTTTCATGCCAGTTCCTCATAAAGATGTGATCAATAAAGAAGTTATTTGTTTGTTAGGAGAATAAAATGTCAGTTTATGAAGATTATCCACAAGCCGTATTAGTTGAAACTTGTGAGACTCTAGAAGCTCGCGTGAAAGCATTAGAAGCGGCTCTTGAGACTTTCGTAGAAGCGAAAGACTATTTCATGTTGGCTGATTGGGAGGATCGTTCTGCAGCAACAGCTTTGCGCTTATGCGAAGACGGTGAACGCGTCTTATATCCAGATAGAGTCGTAAAATCTTGGTAACATAAATACCCTTATAAACAAGGATATCCGAAATTGCGAAGAAGAATTCAAAGCTTTTGCTACGGTTGGTCTACTAGAATCTCTGAGTTTTTTGGAGGTCCTGAGGGAATGTCAATCTGTGCTAGACTCACATACATGTGGATTCATTCTTCTCGTCACCACTTACCTTTCCATCTACATGTGATAAATTGGTACTTTAGGTACCACGAAAAGGATCATTGTTGGCAGGAATATAAGAGATATATCCTACATAAAAAATCTAATAATTACGAATAAAAGGTGTGCCATTCTGTGTGGCAGGTGTGACTGTTGGCTTAGGAACAGTCATGGTAAAGACCGATTTGATTACACCCACGCCACAATCATGAAATACGGTGAAGATTAGAGCTGGAAAGTCCGGATAAGGTACAAGTTTCCACCAACCAAAATCTATATCCTTTTCAGCCTCTCGCGCATAAGGATTTCTTAATTCCCCGACATTATCATCCTCTCCGAGAGATAGAATTTCTGGTGTTAAAAGACCCTCTCGTTTCACAATTAAGTCATCAAGAAATACTATAGATTCGAAGCTCTTGGAGCCATATGTAGCTGATATAGCAATAGGTGGGCCACATTCTTCAGAGGATCTTATTTTATCGCCTTTGACATGTATATAAATAGCATTTGAATTAGGTACTCTACGCGCGTCAATTATTCTCATATTAGCAACAACGGGGTCGGTTAGTTTCGAAATCTTCGTTAATTCCGCACTGGTTTGATATATAGCATAAGGGACAGCCATTATGGTTAATGCCAAAACGCCCCCTATAAAATTTGATTTAAGTCTGTGAAAAGGTATCATTAAAATATAATTCCCAGTAGAGACTTCGCCCAGCTAATAAGCTTGTCTGAGATGTTAGTGGTTGCTATTAGCAGCAATGATAAGCCGATTATCCAGGAATAAAAATCTTTCCATATATTGGTCAATGTCATATGGCGTTCTACCATTTTTAATGAGGCATCCCAATAATAATGAGGTCTATTGCGATATTCTTTTAAAATATCTTTCAGCTCTTCGACCTCATCTTCAGTAAAATGATCGAGTACGCTACTTTTTTGATGATTTTCTACCAGTTCTTCTAATTTACTTAGGAGAACAGTGTGGCGTGCTTCGTCTGAATCTCTTGACACTACTTTACCTTTTATCAGATCTACTTCTGATACTATTTATATGTATAATTAATTTGGAAATAATGTAAAATAGGGGTTTACTCTTAGGAGTATTTATGGTATAATAATCACATAAACAAATAAAACGAGGTATAAATAAGCATAAGTACATCACTCATTTAGATATCGCATTCGGTTTATATGGTAATAAGTCGTGAAAGGGCTGCTCCTTTGGCCGGACGGGTTTCCGAATGCGATACTTAAATGAGTGATTTAAACGGATCTTCTGGTGGTTCGACTCCACCGACTTATCGGAATGCGCAGCAGCTGCAGCTGCTGCAGTAGCATAGCCAATCTCATGGCCCTAGCTAGGTTAGAGAAGTCTCTCGGAAAGAGAAGGTCCGCTTAAATCACTCATAAAGTTAATAGTTGTTTGAAGTGGACTTAAAATCGGAAGAGACGGCGGTTCGAAACCGCCCATCTCCACCACAAAGTTTCGTCGTCTACACTTTATAGAAACGAAACTTTGTGATGGGGATGACTTGGGATCGATCTACGACGTAGAGAAAACTTAGACTGTTCGGCTGACCGCGTATAGGTTAAAAACAAGAAATGCAAACGATAACTTTGCAACTGAGAATTACGCTCTAGCAGCTTAATTCCATGGGGTCCGACGGAAACCTAGCAACAGAATTCCGTCACAGTTTCGTGGGTTGGAGAAGAAGTTATCTCGTCATCCTCATAAGGTGAAGATCAGCGGTGCAAGTCCGTTACCCGCAACCACAATAGATATGCCCCTGTAAACCTATCTTAGGCATATCTATATAATAAAGTTGAATAGGGGGTTTACATTTGATTCGAATTATGGTATAATGATATCATAACAAAAGGAGAATGTAATGTATACAGTAATTATGTTAGGCACCCTTATTTCCGGCTCTATCGTTGGATTTTTTGTAATGTTGCTCTTCATCATGTTTGTAGTTAACCCTCTAGTTGATAAGTTGGATAGATAATGACTGAAACCTATAGACAAATGGTTACTCGAAAAGCCTGGACTAAATCCTTAGTAGGAGCAGCTTTTATAACCATCGCGGGCGTATATTTTTTAACGCCCGTCACAACCACCAATCTCACCCTTGAAAATGAAATCAGTCTTAAGACTGATAATCAAGGTCAGGGCGTGACGAACTGGACGATTACATGTAAATCTTCAGATATTGACGGTGTACCGTTGATATTCGATAATGATGCCGAGTCCGTTTCAGAGGCAGAAGCTAAAATGAATGCTGCAGTCGCGCGCGAATGTCAAAGACTTTGGCAGTCGTATGTTGATTATGTGACCAACCAAGTATTGGATAGTGATCGATGAATTTATTAAATTTTGGTATATATGCTGAATTAGTCGTACGAGTATGGTCATTTGACCCTGGTGGTCATATGATTGACGATCAATTGATGAAATGGCAATATATGAATATGTCTGAATGTTCTAGGACATTGAGCGAAACCGTCACAATGGAATTCGATGAGGATGGTAGATTCGGTTACCCAGATCGGGAAACCGAAGGCTATAAACAACTCGTTTCCATTACTTGTAATTACATGGAAAAGGAAGATAATTGATCATACCGAACATTAAAATAGAGCCTGCGCAGCCCCCTTCTCCACCACCTCCCGAACCAAAATCACCGGGACAGGTTTTACATGAGAATGGGGTTCTTTTCATGACTGATGTATTCAGTATGGAAAATTGCCTTCCTATCATTAAGGGTATAATGGAATACAATATGTTACCTGAGTCTAAGAGGCCTGAGGTAATCCATTTATATATTAATTCGCGAGGCGGGGAATTAGCTGCTTGTTGGCACTTAATTGATGTGCTTAAACAGTCTAAAATCCCCGTTTGGACCTATGCTTTAGGAATAGCTGCTTCATGTGGATGTTTATTGCTCATGGCTGGTGAAAAAGGACATAGATATATTACCCAGAATACAACGGTCATGACCCACGTATTTTCTGCAGGTAGTGTGGGTAAAGAACACGAGCTTCATGCGCGCGTTAAGAGTTTTGAACAGACCTCGAAAAATATGGTTGAGCATTATAAGAAATGCACAGGTAAAACCGAGGCTTATATTAGGAAACATTTGTTGCCTAAAGAAGATGTTTGGTTGAGCACTGAAGAGTGCATTAAACACGGCATTGCAGACAATATTATTGAAACATATTAGGAGAAATATGATGACAAGACAACAACGCAGACAAGAAGAAAGAACCGCGGCGAAGCTCTCAAAGGAGCACAAAACAAAGCACGGTAAAATGAGTAGTCGTTTGTCCCTATTTGGGGTCACATACGGAGGTGTAAAACCCAGATATAATAAATACCTATCAGATGGAAGTGAAAATCCTGATTCGAAACCGGAAAAGTGATTCTTCAATAAATCTGTTTTTAGCTAAAATACAACAGAAAAAGAAAGAGAAATAAAATGACTAAAATTACATCAATGCTTCTAGCATTGGGTCTTATGATTGCTCCGGCAATCGCATTCGCAGAACCAGCAGGTCAAGTTGGCCCGACTGCAGAAGACGGCCAAACTACAGAAGGCAATGAAACACAATCTGATTCAGAAACTTCTGATGGTGGTTGGGTTAACCTTCAAGATCTTCTAAAGAGAATGTCAGGTAAATAATAAAGAAGGGGGGGTAACCCTCCCCCTTTCCGTCCGTCGGTCAGGGAAAATGGTAATCCGCAGGTCTCCAAAACCTTGAGAATTCGGTTCGATTCCGAAGACCTTCGCCAATTTTAAATAAAGGACTACATTATGATTTTTAATATACTCATAGGAATTATCGCATTATCTTTTCTGATACTGGGGTATATGACCTTGGGAGCAATCTATTTCCGGTTATGGAACAAGAGCGCTAAAATTATTTGGAGGGATGATCCTCTCACATTGAAACGGGAACTTTTAACCAAAGAAAATCTGACAGCGACGATGATTCTTTGGCCGCTGATGATTGCCCTTACCCCATTCATTTATGGTTATCTTCTATTAAAAGATAAAAGACCCCGTTTAATTATTTCTCTCTTGAATAAAATTGCAGGAATAAAATGAATTAGGGGTTTACAAACTCCTTTTTTTATGGTATAATGATCACATATTAAACGAACGGCTCTCTGTATGGTTACGACGAAGCTCCTCATAAGGGCATTGGCAGAGTTCAATTCTCTGGTGAGCCACCAAAAGGAAATATATGTTAAAGAAAATCATTTGTTATTTCAAAGGGCATAAATGGAAAGTCTCTGAAAAAGATGAATTTCTTTATGTATGTGAAAGATGTAACAAAATGGTAGATACAGGATTCTAATGAATAGAGATAATCAAGATATCTTCTAAGTAACAACTTAGGAGAATAAAAATGAAAGCTATATGGAAAAAATATACATATTGCAAATATCTATATAAGTTTAGAAATAACTATTCAGTAAGTTCTTATTGGGGGTTCATAGACGCCGATAATATTTGTCAATACGAGGTACTTGAAAAAACCAAAAGACATATCTATTGGGAAGCAAACCACTATTGCCGTTCAATAAGAACTGCTCCAGAAAAGAAGCAGAACAAATTTGATATCTTGTATCGTAGAGAAATCAAAGCTGAATATGGTAAAGGGTTTCAAATCAGAAGAAAAGACAAACTGCCCGATCCATGGGACGATTATTGGTCTGGTTCCACGAAGTCTTGGAAGAAATTGAAAAAGAAGAAAAAACAGTGGATGTAGGGTTTACATTCATGGTTTAATATGATATAATAATTATATTAAACGAAAAGGACTTATATTATGAAACGCAGATCACTATTAAAATTTCTTGGACTTGTACCTGTAATGGGGGCTTCAGCTCTATCGGCTTCTAAGGTCGAGGCAAAAGAATTTGAATTGCCTAAAATGACGAATTATGGCATTGATAATATCAAAGAAATCAACTTGAAGGAGCTCCGTCGTAGAGTTGATCAGCTATATGATAAGCTTATGCCTGAAACCACATACCGTCCGGATCCTGGCTTTAAGGCCCAACTGGCGAAAACGATTATGAGAGATATTTGTTTCCCTGCTAAACATGATCGCATTCAGCATATTCGATTGGTAATTGACGAATCAGATTATAATGGTAGATCTGCTTTATTCCAAACAGTTCCTTCCCAGGTTGCTTATATGGCTTCTGAGATTGTGGTTCGCGATCATAGAAATATTGATACCATTTTAAAATCTCGCTTCCGTCCGGTGGATGAAGCATAAATAACTATACGCGGGTATGGTATAAAGGTAACACTTCTGATTTCCAATCAGACGCTGAGAGTTCGAGTCTCTCTACCCGCTCCAAAATTAATTCAAATTAAATGCACAAAGAGGGTTTACAACCCTCTTTTTTTATGGTATAATGAATCATAATTTAAACCAAGGAGAATATCTTATGACTACTCAACCTCGCACAACTAACTATATCGGCACATTTGATCACATTTCTTTGGCAGGTGCTAAAGAAATAGAGTCTGCACGTACAGCGATTAGAACCCTTAACAAAAAGCTTCGCGAAGAGCATAGCGCAAATCAATGTAATGCGAAAGCATATTATGCGCGCACCGGTAAAAAAAGCTATTATCCAAAACTAGTTCAATATTATGTTAAACTTCAAGGTCGTGGCCCACGTGTAGAAGCCGCTCGTCACGACGGCGCTGGAAAATATGCTTATTTTTCTTCTCTTCCTCTTCGTCATGCTACTCATGTCGATGCTTACGTTTACACCCGATAATATAGCAGAAAAACCAATTTGATCAGGCCCGGGTTGTTCGCGACCTGGGTCGAGATATTGAAAAATTGAGGCGACCATGAATATATTTTACATCAACGAATCCCCGGCCTTGGCAGCTCAAGAACTGTGCAACATTCATGTCAATAAAATGGCATTGGAAACCGCACAAATGCTTTCTACTGCTCATAGGCTTTCGGGCCGAACTGTCAAATGTACCTCCAGCAAACTATTTAGAGAATTTGCTAAGCCTGGTGACGAAGCTCGCGAGCTTAAAAAGCCTAAAGAGTTTAGTATTTGCACAGATCTTGGTGAATACCAAAATCCTTTCGATTTAACTATTCACCTAACGATCTATCGTGAAACCCATCAAAATCACCCGTCTACCAAATGGGTAAGATCTTCAAGTGGGGCTTATAAATGGGCTTGGATGTTGTTCAAAGAGCTTTGTAGGGAATATCATTATCGGACTGGCAAGGTCACTACAATGGCTAAACTGATCGAAACCCTTGCACCAATTCCGGAAAATCTGAACGAAGAAGATTGGACAGATCCGCCACTTTGTATGCCGGATGAATATAAATCTGAAGATCATGTAGAAGCATATAGGAAATATTACATTTCTAAGCAAGATAGCATGAAGGTGCCTATGGTATGGACTGGCGGAAGCCAAAAGCCTGAGTGGTTCGCATGATGGAGGCAGGTCTAATTAATTCAATAAAAAGAATATTATAGGGGTTTACTTTACCTTTAAAATGTGTTATAATACACATATTAACAGAACATAAAAAGGAAATTTATTATGTCACATGAAGTAGAAACAATGGCCTTTCAAGGCGCCCTTCCTTGGCACGGCCTAGGCGTTAAGGTCAGCAACGATCTTACCCCAGCCCAAATGAGAAAAGAAGCAGGCGTTGATTGGGAAGTCGCTGAAGCGGAATCTTTCATTGAATATAATGGCAAAAAGATTAATACCGGTATGAAGTCGCTCGTTCGCGACTCAGATTCTCGTATCCTTACCAATGTTGGTAAAAATTGGTACCCATGCAAAAACGAAGATGCTTTTAATTTCTTCAATGAGTATATTATGGCTGGTGATATGGAAATGCACACAGCAGGTTCACTTAATGATGGGGGTATCGTATGGGCCCTTGCAAAAGTAAAAGAGTCATTTGATGTGATCGGTGAAGATCGCGTGGACTCATATATGCTCTTTTCAAATCCCCACACTTATGGTAAATCAATCGATGTTCGCTTTACCCCAATTCGTGTGGTTTGCGCTAACACTTTAGCTCTTTCTCTTCAATCTGCAAAATCTAAAAATAGTGTTAAAATGAGCCACCGTATGGCTTTTGACCCTGATGTTGTTAAACAGCAAATGGGTATTGCACATGATAAGTTTGCAATGTATAAACAGAACGCTCAGTTCCTTGCTAAAAAGCGTGTAACAGCTTCTGATTTGATCGAATTCTATAATTCAGTATTCCCATCAACATCGCGTAAAGATGATGTTAAAGTGGTTAAGACTGTTGATGATCTTTCAAAGAATGCTAAATTGGCAAATGAAAATCTTCTTACCCAGCCTGGAGCAGAGATTGCAGAAGGATCTTGGTGGCAGGCGTTTAACTCAGTAAGCTATGTGACTGATCATCTTTATGGTCAGAATAAGAACAACCGCTTAAATTCTCAATGGTTCGGTCAGAACCAAGCACGTAAGGTTGTTGCTATTAACAAAGCATTAGAATTGGCCAATAAATCAAAAGAGTTGGAGACAGCATGAACAATACCCAAATAATTAACAATCCATGGATTTTTGAAAGAGTCGAGATTGTAAAACTCGAGAAGCGGCATGACGCAAAGTGGGTTGTTGATATTGAATATGATAAGAGGATCTTATCTGTTTTTTATCAACACGAAACCACGAAAGAACGCCCCGATCCTTATATAGGGTTTACTGTAGGTCGTACTGAACCAATTACTTTTACTATTGCTACAAAGCCCGCGCCGACAAAGCGCACAGTAAAGATGCATAATCTCCCATTCATTGAGGAGATGGAGATAATCGGAGTTGAGGCTGATAATACTGATATTATATTCTCAAAGGCAAGGAACGATAGAGCAATTTCACTTGATAATTCTGTTTGGATTGAAGGTGGCCCGACTAATAATACCTCAAGCAAATATCCTAATGTCCCACTGGTAGATATTCGTATTAAGAATGGTAGTTTGATAATTGAGTAAAATACCACCATATAAACGCCGCACGGGTCGTAGCATGGAATAGAGCGCACGTCCGACGTGGGTCGCACTACACCAAACAGTAGAGAACGTTCTATGGAGCGCCTACTTTCGCGCCGTGTTTGGCCCAACATTGGACCCCACACATGACGGCTCACACTCCGTAGTCAGAAGGCTTCTAGAAGGGTGTGACGGGGTGTGACAATTAAATACGAATTAAATGCATAAAAGGGGTTTACATGAGGCCTTTTTTACGGTATAATGAATCATAATTTAAACAAAGGAGAATATCTTATGAAAACCGTTACTTTGACCGCTCTTGAAACTGAAATGCTCATCTCATTCATTCGCGAAGGTCAATCCGTTACTAATGCTATGACAGCAGGTGAAATGGAAGAAGACAATATGACTTGGATGAATGTTAACGATTTGGTTGAACAGCTCGAATGGAGCGTTTACAAAGTTGGTGGTGTAATGGGTACGCTTACAAATAAAGGCGTTATCGAAAATTCTGGTTCCTCTGCACGTGGTGCTAAACAACCAGATTTCACCGTTGCTTCCGCGTTCATTAAAATGGGCTTCGACCTTATGGAAAAAGCAAATGTTGATGCCGCTGCTGACCCAATGCCAATTGCCGCTTAGGAGGGGTAATGAAAACCATTAGAGAGCTCGAATTAGAAGTTGAGATTAAAATCGCACAGATGAAACTTGAGGATGAAAAGGATCCTCAGTATTATTTTGATGGTAGATATGATAAAGACTTGAAAGAGCTCTCTGAATTGAAAAAAAGGGTAGCATATGCTATCGAGTCAGAAGAAATGGCTCAAAGATATGAATTGGAATGGATGAATGAAAACAGTTGAAGAATTGAAAAAATTGGTCGATCAATGGAAAGCAGTTGAAAGTTTAAGCTTAATTGACTATAGCACAGCTAAAACCCTTGTCACTTGTGACCTAGCAAAACATGCGATGGATCGCGCGACCGAGAAGGTGAAGTTTTACTCTACCTTACTTTTGGCCGCTGAAGAAAAAGCCGACGAGGCTCGTAAGCTAATCCCTTATGCAGAGGCGTTCAATGTAGAATTCGATAAAGTTAATTCACTTTTTTATGATGGAGGAAAGTAATGATTAGAGATAGAGTAGAACCGAAGGAGATTGTAATTGATCTTACAGGCCCAGCTGGTAATGCGTTTGCCCTAATTGGGCAAGCAACAAAGTTTGCTAGGGATTTAGGTCTTGATGAGAAACAAATCGCAAAAGAGATGACTTCTGGCGATTATGAAAACCTAGTCGAAGTTTTTGATAAATACTTTGGAGACTTCGTTATCCTCGAACGTTAGGGTGTGACGGGGGCTGTGACAATTAAATACGAATTAAATGAATAAAGGGGATTTACTTCCCCTTTTTTTTACGGTATAATGCATGCATATTAAACGAAAAGGAAAATCTTATGAAAATCTCTGATGTAAACGTATCCCGTAATATTGCTCAACAGCTAGCTGAACTTCTTTCGCTCGAGCAACTAGAAGCCCGTTTGATCAAAATCGAGGAATTGGCGGCTAGAAATAAAGCCACTCCTCCTCGGTACGATGTTCCTGCTATGCGTAGAGGCCGTTGGGATACGATTACCTCTACGGAGTATTTCACTAATATCCAGCGTATTTCGTGGGCAACAACTAAAGTAGCTATTCAAATGAAAAAAGGAGCTTAATTATGGAAATATATGCTTATGCGCTTCTAATCTTTGTGCTCTCTTTCCTCTTCAACCGCTACGGTCTTATATTCATTATGTATATTTACGACTTATTTCATAAAAAATAAAATAAAACGAAGTTATTTAGGGGAGGGGGGATTTACATCCTCCCTTTTTTTGTGATATAGATGAGGGGTATCAAAAGATACATTTATTATAAATAGCACAATAGGAGATTTAAATGGATAATATAGATTGGAAATTCGTAAAGAGGGCTGAAAAGGTCACTTCATTCAATCTTGATGCGAAGGATTTTACAGTCCAGAAAAATAAGGAAAGTATTCAGCATATTTTCAATAAACACTTCTTTCCAAAATTCGATTTATCAAAGACACTTGATCGCGTAGATGCTACGCAACTTAATAGGCTTATATCAGAACTCCGCTCGGAGAATCCTGCTATGCTTCAAGCCATGCATTTCTATAACTTAAAGGGCGTTGGACCAGGCGAGGTGCTTATCTACTTCTTAGTCAAGAATGGATTTCTTGGCGGCGGATCTTCGTCCGGTGTAGATTTCATTACTCCAGGTAAGGGTTACGAAATCAAAGCCGTTGAGGTAAATCAAGCAGGTTATGCAACCAACTTTAAGGTTGGTGGAACATTCGACCTATCGCCTATACTTAGAAGAGCAACAGAATTAAAGAAACTCGCCGGCGCCGGGGGTGAGGGTGTTAATCTGTCTGCCATCAAACTGATAAAGCAAAAAATCCCAGGAGAATGGGAAAAGGTTGATAAAGCATTTGTCGAACTTACTTACGATAAGTATTTCCAACATCACCATGTCATATTCATGAATAACAGGAAGAATGCTCAACTTGGTGCTATTGAGGCCATTAAGCAAGTTAAGCGTGAAGACATAGTATTAGAGCGTATCACCTCAGGTACAGCAAAGCCTGCAGTCAAAATTTAACTAAATAGGGGGGTTTACAATCCCCCTAAACTACGGTATAATAAGAAGACAACTCCAGGAAGGATAGATATACTCCTGGCACATTGAGAGAACCTATGGACACCTTTAAGACAATAGAATCCTATAAAGACAGTTATTCAGTATCACAAGTCATGACAGAGACAGGGTATAGTAGAAATAAAATAGTAGATCTGTTAAAGACAGAAGGTATCTATGAAGGTCTTAAAGGCCCTAATTATAGTATTAAAATGAGAGAAAGAATGCAAAATCAATCTCAACCTATAAACAAAGGTCAGAGAGCTCTTATTGAAAGTAATACTATAAGTTACGATAGAATACCATTCGATAATGAGCTATTGAGCTATAAGAAAAAGGTTGAGAAACTATCTAGAAAAAATGCTCTAGAGCTTAAATCCACCACACATTGCGAATATACAGGTATAGCCTTTGCCGACAATTTTAAGGAAAAGGTCAATCCTAACGATCCTAGAAAAAGGTCTATTGATCATAAGACTAGCGTAATCCATTGTTTCCTTGAGGGAAAATCGGTAGAGGAATGTAGTCAAGTGTCTAATCTAGCATACGTGTTAAGATATGTCAATTCTATAAAAGGTAATATGAATCTGAAGGATTTTGAGCCCCTTAGAAAAGTACTGAAAGAGAAATTAAATGAAGACCTTTAAGACCTATATCTCTGAAGAAAAAAACACTCACATGAGGCACCTCGATGACCTAGTTATCTATGGTGGTGTCAATGGTGCGCGACAAGCTATATTTGCTCTTCGTGATCTAAGAGATATGTTATCCTCGAAAAAGAAGGGAACAATTTCCATAAAGTGGGACGGCGCGCCGAGTTTATTCGCTGGCACAGATCCTTCTGATGGTAAATTCTTTGTTGCCAAGAAGGGCATATTTAATAAGAATCCGAAGGTCTATAAGACCAATGCTGATGTGGATGCAGACACTACTGGTGATCTTGCCACTAAGCTTAAATTAGCACTACAATATCTTCCTGCTATTGGTATCAAAGGTGTCATTCAAGGAGATTTCTTATTCTCTGCTAATGACATTAAACAATCCAACATTGCTGGAGAACCTTATACCACCTTCCATCCTAATACAATCGTATATGCAGTACCTCGCCGCGATAAAGAAGCGGTTAAGAAAATCAAAGATGCTAAGATCGGTATCGTCTGGCATACCACTTATCATGGCAATTCATTTGAAGAAATGAAGGCCTCGTACGGAGTGGATGTGAAGGCCCTAAGACAAAATAAAAATGTATTCCAAGTGGATGCTATGCTACGAGATATGAGCAAATTCACAATGACAGAGCGGGAAACCAAAGAGGTTAATGATCTATTATCTCAAGCAGGTAAGATCTTCAACCAGATCTCAGGCAATGCTCTTCGCCAATTAGAAGCACATGACATACTTTCTACCCATATTGAGACCTTCAACAACTCGTTCGTGCGTGATGGCACTGTGGTTAAAGATACCGCAAGACATGTTGAACACCTAATCAAATGGATCGAGACACGATATAAAAAGGAAATGGATAAGAGAAGTACCGATAAAGGCAAAGCTGCACAGCAAAGTAAGCTCGATGCTATCCTAGATTTCTTCTCACACGCTAATAAAAAGGCTTTAAAGCTCATATTTGACCTCCAAAAAGTCCTAATTCTAGCGAAGTTAAAACTCATAAATACATTCAATAGGCTGAAAAGCATAGGAACTTTTGTTAAAACGGCTGATGGGTATAAGGTTACGGGCCATGAAGGTTATGTAGCTATCGATCAGCTAGGCGGTGGAGCGGTTAAGGTTATTGACAGAATGGAATTCTCGTTCAACAACTTCTCTAAAGATACAATCCGCGGTTGGGAGAAGACTTAACAACTTTGAATGCTCAGTTAGATAGTCAAGGAAGAAACTAATGGAAAAAAAGACAGAACTAGATTTCGAAGATATGTTAAATGACGGTGAAGACCGTGATGAAGATCAAAGTTATTTTGCTTGGAGAGCAAAGCGCCGTAGAAACGGTGCAATGGATGAAGAAACCCTTGACGAGCTTTCTAGAGGGACTCTTCAAAGTTACGTAAAAAAAGCTATAACTAGAAATAATGGCGTTGCATATCTTGCTAAAGATGACAACAAAAATTACTCTCAAGGTAAAGGTGGCTCTAGAACTAGAGCTTTGCAAAAAATGGCAGATGATCACAACAAAAGATTTGATAAACATTATAAACGAGCAGACGGAAAAGCTTGGAACAGAAATGGTGTAAAAGTACCAGCATCTGAATATGCTAAAGAAGAAACTTTACACGAGATGATCAAAAAGGGTGATACTGTAATTGCTCAAAAAGGTCCCCATACTGGTGTTAAGCACGAGGTCATTCACGATCACGGTGATGGACATTTCAATGTAAGACCTTTGATTTCTAATCCTAAAAAAATCAAATATGCGATGGGAGCAGCAAAGGCCAAAGGGTCTGATCTGAAATTATGTGAAGACTATATGTCAGAAGATACCGCAAAGGCTATCGAAGATCATAAGGCTCAAATGAAAAATAACGAAATGTCAAGCAGTCGTTATTTCACAAGTGGTGCTCAGCGACGCGATCAAAAAGAATTAGAGCGTCTTAAAGATAAACATAAGGCAGCTCAAGGTGTGAAAGAAGAAACCCTAGATGAGCTAAGCAAGAAAACTTTAGGTAGATATATACCTAAAGCAGCCGATAGTCAGGCACATAATTATGCTCAAATGCACGTTATGGACCAAGATGATGATTATGACCAGGGTGAAATGAACGATGCCGAAAAACGCGTAGCTAATAGAGATAAGGGTATTAAACGCGCGGTTAAGAAATTAACTAAAGAAGAAACCCTAGACGAGATTTCAAAAAGAACCACTAGAAGATATATCGCATTAGCTAAATCTAATGTTGCTATTAAAAACGACCAAGCTCAAGATCTGCAGAATCGAAACGATAATAGCACGAAAAAAGGTAGCGCTAGACAAGCAGTTATAAATAAATATCATGGTAAAAATATGCGAAGATTTGATAGTATAAGTCAGGCTGCGAAAAGACTCACTGGTCCAGGTTCAGAGAAATTGGATAGAAGAAATAAAAAAGATAAAAACATTGGTAAAATATACCATAACGAAGCTAAGTCTGCTGATCGTAAACCAGAGAAATACAGAGCCGCAGATGGATCGATAAAAATCAGAATGGTTCCTGTTGATAAAAATGTTGAAAAGGACGTAAGAGAAAACATGCAATCATTCAAATCCTATATGACTGAATTAAGCAAGGAAACTTTAGACAGCTATGTTGGAAAGGCTCAAGACCGGTATTTCAAAGATAAGCGTCCTGAGAGTAACCCCGACAAGAAAAAACAAATGAAATCATGGAAACTTGGGTTCAAAAAACGCACCGCCAAGGAAAAAGAGGAAAGATCAGCCCTTCTAAAAGGTGCCAAAAAAGGCAACCACCACGAGTTTATCGATGAATTAGGTTCAGGTGGATTTTCAAAAAGCGATCATGATACAGCTGCTAAATTCGGCCTGAAAGTTAAAAGAAAAGCCGGTGATGGCGATACCGGAGCCCACGTTGTTGGGCATAAAGATAATGTTAAAAAATATGTATCACATATTTGGGGCGGAGAAGATAAAGCTAAAAAAATTCACGGGCACCTTTGGAAGTAGAATAAAATGAAAAAAGTTTCGAAAAAACAACATAATGCTGCTGCAGCTGCCAACCACTCAAGAGGTATCTAATATGGACGAAGCTTCAAGCTACGATAAACATCCTGGTGTAGTTCAGGCAAGGAAACGCTATGCTAATAAGATAGCAATGGTCAAAAGAAAAGCTGCTGCTAAGCATGCCGAAAGATCATCCAATACTACTTCTAAGGCACAACATAATGCTGCAGCAGCTGCTATAGCTACTCAAAAGGGAGAATATGACGGCGGCAAAAAAGACGGAGCGATTAATCGTATGGCTCTTATGAAGCAAAAAGATCTTAAGAGCATTGTCAAAAAGAAGGTTGATGAAGCATTTAGTAAAGGCACACGACCTAAGAAGGTTCAACCTAAGCCACAAAATCTAGATGGAATGTGGGATAAGGGACCGATTCATCCCAACCTTTTTAATATTTTAGGTCATCACGGAAAAGATGCAACTCATATGTTCTCATCCGATAAAGGCTTTAGTGTAAAATTTAAAACACCTAAAAAAGCCCATGAACTTGAGGCTAAGATGAAAGCGGGTGGAGCACACCATTTCGTGCATGCTCATGATGACGAAGACCCTAATAATAAAATTTTCCACTTTAGAGAGTCGGTAGAATATGAGGGTGAAACTCTTGATGAGATTTCACGTGAAGCTCTAAAGGACTATAGATCAAAAGCAAGAACTGATGATACCGATGCATCTATCAAAGATATGAAAAATGCTGAATATAAGAGATTCTGGAAGAAAGATGCAGACGATGCTGACGAAGTTAAAAATCGCATGAAAAAGCGTCGTAGAGGTATAGATCTGGTCAAGAAGAAATTGGGTGAAGCAACTGATAAATATGGTAGAGTTGAACAGCCAAAAGAAGAACCTAGAAAAGATCATGTTTATTGGCCAATCAAAGTACCTACCGGAGGCGGTAAAGGTATTATAAGACATATCGGTATGCACAAAGATGCATCAAGAAAAGATGCAATGAAAAGAGCAATGGAAACCGTTGCTAATCTTACCGCAGATCATGCCCATAAATTAATGGCCATGAAACCTGTTGCCAATAAGCCTCCAACATATAGGAACGTTAAAGAAGAAACACTTGATGAATCGACGGGAATAACTAATGCTCATCATGATGCAGTAATACGGTCTCTTAAGCAACAAGCTGCTGCACATAAAGGTCAGGATAAAGAGGACTTTGAAGGTGCTCACAAATGGCTCTCAAAGAACAGAAGCCAAAGTGAACTTAAAAATGTTATGAACGATGGATTGACCCGTGGGGATACTTATACTAGAGAAATCTATGGGGAAATAGCTAAAAAACATTTCGGAATGGACGGTGCTGAAAAACATTTTAAGGTTAAATTTCATCGACATAAACAGCCGGATCATAATAAGGTAAACGAAGAAACTCTTGACGAGCTAAGCAGAAAGACCTTAAAAAATTATAAGGATAAGGCTGACGATCAGATTTATCATTCTATGGATTATGATAATGAAACTGATGATCAGAAGTCTAGAAGATATAAAAGAGAAGCTGGCTATCGTCTCGCACATAACAAGCTAAGAAAAAAAGATCGTGCAGAAAAAAAAGCCTTAACAAAAGAAGAAACCACGACTGGCGTTAATGAAGCCCTAACGCTAACACAACGCCGTAAAATGGCTATAAGCTTCCGTAAGAACAAGTCTAAGATCAAAATTGGTAGAGAACGTGCTAAGAAGCGTACGGCTAGTAAGGATGTGCTCATGAAGCGCGCGCGTAAGCACGCTCGCAATATGCTGATTAAAAAGATGACTAAGGGCAACAAAAAAGACCTAGACTTCTCACGTAGAGAAGCAATTGAAAAAAGACTAGGTAAGATGAAGAGTAAAATCGATCAGATTGCTAGAAAAATGTTTCCGGCACTACGTAAGAAAGAAATGTCAAGAGATCGCAGCGGCTAATGATAACCTCCTTTAAATCATATTTACTTGAAGAGGAAAAAACAGTTTTCTTCACATGGGGGAGACTGAATCCTCCTACTATTGGTCATGGCTTGTTACTTGACACGTTGGCGAAGAAGGCCGGCCGGAATCCATATAAAGTTTATCTTACACAGAGTAACGATAAGAAAAAGAATCCACTCACTTATAAGGATAAGGTTAAATTTGCTAGGAAGATGTTTCCTAAGCATTCACGATCTATTGTTTATGACACCAAAATGAAGACCGTTTTTGATGTGGCAGTTGCCCTATATAATGAAGGCAATAAGAACATTACAATGGTGGTTGGAAGTGATAGAGTTAAACAGTTCAAAGATCTTTTGGATAAATACAATGGAGAAAAGAAAGCACACGGCTTTTATGATTTCAACCGTATTACTGTAATATCTGCGGGTGCTAGAGATCCTGACGCTGATGATCTTTCTGGTGCATCTGCTTCAAAGCAAAGAGCTTCTGCAGCTGCTAACGATTTTACAACCTTCGCCCAAGGCACACCAAAAAATGTCTCGAATGCAGAATGTAAAGCATTATTCAATGCAGTTAGAAGCGGTATGGGTCTTAAAGAGACTAGAGAGTTCAAGCGGTTCCTAGACCTAGGCAATACGTGCGAACTAAGAGAAAAATATATAGCTGGTAGATTATTTAATGTAGGTGATAAGGTTATAGTAAACGAGTCTGAAGAATCAGGCGAAATAAGTTTTCTAGGCAGTAATTATATCATCTTGGAAACCTCGTCTGGACAAAAAATAAGAAAATGGATTAAAGACATAAGTCCGGAGACAGAATATGACATTTAAACTATCACAAAATTCACTGAAAAGATTAGAAGGTGTTAATCCTCGTCTGATATCAGTTGTAAAAAGAGCCATTGAGATTACTGAAATCGACTTTGGGGTTATCGAGGGCGTACGCACGAAGAAACGCCAAGCACAGTTAGTTGCTGCCGGTAAATCACAAACAATGAATTCTAAGCATATTGAAGGTAAAGCGGTTGATCTAGTTGCCGTTGTTAATGGCAAGATTACGTGGGATCTTTCATATTATGATAATATTGCTGATGCCATGAAACAAGCTGCAAAGGAATTAGGTATTAAAATTCGTTGGGGCGCAGCATGGACAGTAAACGACCTAGGTAATTGGGACGGAGACGGTCAATCAGCTATGGATTCATACGTATCAACAAGAAGAAAACAAGGTCGCAGACCTTTCATCGATGGTGTTCATTTCGAACTCTCATAGGCAAATAAGGAAATAAAATGACAAATATCTACCAGAGCCTTTGGGAGAAGGCTAAAAAATCTAAATTAGACAAGGTCGACAAAGACGAGCTTGATGGTGACTTCGATGATCGTGAAGATAAAGATATCGACAACGATGGCGACGAAGATAAGTCCGACAAGTATCTTCATGGCAAGCGAAAGAAAGTTTCGATAGCCATAAATGCTAAAAAGGGTAAAAGCGAAAATCCTGATGACTCTGAGAAAGAGATTGAAGAATCTGTGTTAGAATCAATTGCTGATGCATGCGAAGAAATGGGCATTGATATCGAAGATCTATCTGAAGAGCAGATCGACGAGCTTTCTAGAAATACTTTAAAATCATATGCTAAAAAAGCTAATAGTGATATGCACAAAAACTTTTCTAATGCTCGCGGTGAACAACAAAAACATGATAATGCTTTATACAGAGATGATGCTGAAGAAGCTAATAAAACAGCTGACGGTGAAAGGAAGTATAGAAAGAAGGCCTGGAGTAGAGCAAAAAACATACAAAAAGCAAAGATTAAAACCTACGGTAAACAGTATATGGTGGGTGAAGAAACCCTTGATGAGCTAAGCAAGAAAACATTAGGTTCTTATGTTACTAAGGCTTCTGGAGATCGTGCTAACAATGCCTTCAATCTTGCAACAATGGATAAAGGTGATAAGAGAACTAATGCCTGGGGCAAAGATTTCAAGAGAACCGTTGGTATTAAAAAGGCCGTTAAGAAATTAATAACTAAAGAAGAAACCCTTGATGAGCTAAGCAAGAAAACCCTTCAAAAATATGTGGATAAGTCTCATAAGAAGTCTGAAAAGGCAATTAACTCTTATTCAAATGCAGCCAATCGTAGACACGATTTTGCTCCTGATACTCCTGCTATGACTAAAAACTTTAACCTCCATATGAAAAGAAGTGATGGTACGGAACTTGCTAAAAAGAAACTTGGTCAACATAATGTTTCAGGGCAGAATTATGGTACAGTTACAGATAGAAAGAAGCCTTCCGTAAAAAATGAAGAAACTCTCGTCGAGAAGCTCCTAGATCATTCTCACCTAGAGCATGATACCTATCCGGGTACAGCAGCCGATCCGAATTCAACATTCAACAAGATTCACGATGCTGCTCATGCAGAGATCAAAAAGCATGTTGAAAAAAGCGGTGATAAAGGTCTAAAGATAGGTGATCATAGTAAGTTTATGAGTTCCTCGAAACCTCATGCTATTATTCACAACCAAATGGTTAAGCACGGTATTAAGCCAGATTTCGAAACACATGGTAAGATCAGTCGTTCTATTGGCAAAAAACTAGCTTCTTCAGTGTCTGAAGCAACTCTGAAACTTACTAACGAAGAAATCGAGCTAACTTCTACTCAAAAACTAAATGCAGCGGTCTTAAGATCTCTTACTGAAAAGAAAGCAGACAAAATTGCTCAGCCTGACGATAATGCAAATCCTGGCGATAAAATGCAAAAAATGATGGATGTGGAAGTGATCGATATGGTTCCAGCAAGCGTAAATTCTGTTCTCGCAGCAGGTCGCGCGGGCCCAGGTAAGAAAACGGTTAAAGAAGAGACCCTAGACGAAAACAGTAGAGCAGATCACTATAAAGGCGCTACTCAAGGTCAAACTTGGAGGGATAATGCTTCACAGGCAGAAAAGGATTTCTACGATATGCATATGAAAGGCGCTAAATGGGATGACACTGAAGAGAAAGGTCATATTGACGCTCTTAAAGCAGGTCGCGCTGGTCCCGGTAAAAAAGCTCGTAAGGGTGACAATACCAATTCTGAAAAGATGAAAAAGACGACCGCATCTGAAGCATTCGAGAGACATATCAATGATCATGTATCGGCGCTTACAGAGAAATATCTAAATGAGAATAAAGATAAAGTTACCGCAGACTTTGGGTATTGGCATGATGGCAAAGATGGACCTAAAGATGTTGAGGGCTATGTTAAAAACGTCGGTACTGGAGGTCACCCTTCATTAACATCTAAGATCACCAAAGCTAATACTAATCAGGGTAGAGAACATGACTGCACAGTTACTGGTCATGTTAAACACGTAATGAAATTCATTAATGATCATCATCAAGAAAACTACTCATTAGACCACGCGGGTCATAAACAATTCAACAAAGACTATTCATAAGGATAACACAATGTTAGAGAAAGCAAAATGGATGAAAGACGCAGTACCAACAGCAAAAGGATGGGTAGATCGCCGCACAGGGGAACTACTCCTAGCTAGAAAATACTCAGAGGCTGAGATCCGTGAATGGGATCTTGCTAACGGTGGGAAGATTTTAGGCAAAACGCTGGAAAAAGACGAGACGCCTGTTAAAAAGGCTAAGTCTACTAAGCGCAAAGCAGCTAAAAAAGATGTGCCTGTAGTAGAAGAAGGCGACGATTTAGAGGATATTTTCTCTCATGTCTCAGATTTCACTGATCAAGAATAGATAGATACTAGCGATAATTAAAACATATTCGTTAGGAAGAAGTCCTTGAAAAAAATAAGCGAGATTAAAGATGATGAAGAATTTCTTTTCTTTGCAGCAACACATTATTACAGACCCAGGTCAACTGCAGTTGACGATTTTTATGATGACATTCATAGGATTAAGTACATAAAGCGCTTAGTTAATCGCTTCATGGAGACAGGTAATCTTAGTGAGAGACTTCTATTAAACCATATAATAGTGGTGGGGAATTCGTTTACGATACCCGCCGCTATTAAAATTTTTGAGTATAAGCTGAATGAGAAAAGCTGGAGGGTATTAAAGCCCTTCTTGGTTCATTTGAAATATATTGAAGAATCAGCATATCCGAATATCAAATCTAATATAGTGGTTGAAAGACAACTCAAGAGCATCTTTAGGCCCGAAGGGAATTAAAATGGGTGTATATAGACATAAAGGCTGGAAAATTGAGGAAGTAGGTCGTTATGGCGATACTCCTAAAGTCAAGCAATGGAATATAACCCCGCCAAAAGAATCCAATGCTACCGACACTGCTAACACCTTAGGGGATGCAAAACGTATGATAGATCGATGGACTAAAGATATGAAAGAAGAAGGCGGCGCTGGTGACTTTGGCACCGACAAGCTTCGTAAGAGATATCAAAAAGATACCCCCGGTCAGCCTGTTACGGAAAACGACGATAAGAAATTACCTTTTCATAAAGAAGTTCATAAAGCTTACCTTGCTCACCTCGCGGCGGAGAAAAGAAGCTCGGATGAAGAACAAAGTGATGATAGGCCATATAAAGGCAAATTGAAAGCTGCTGTCACTAATAGACGTAGGACACTTATGAAAAAATTTGAAAAACATCACAATATAACCGGCGGCCAATCTAGGATTGATGCATTGACTAAAATACAGAATTTTCATGAAGAATTTGGTGTTGGTACACCGACTATGAATACCGGATCTATTCCTGCAACAGGTCCCCTAAAATTAAAGAAAACTGCATTATTTCATGATGTGACCGATAAACGCAGAAAGAAGGATAAGCCTCCGATGATTCTTAAGCGATTCCAAAAGTACTTTAAAGAATCACAAGAGCTAGATGAGATCAGTCAAGAGACTGCGCAATCTTATCGTAAAAAAGCTACCCAAGATTTATACTTTAACCATTTGCCGCATGTAGCTACACCGGACGAAAAAGCTAAACATGATAAGAAGAATATAGCTCGCGCGAAGGGCTTGGAAATGGTCAAGAAGAAGTTAAGGGATTAAAATGTTCGGACTAAGCTCATTCAGATTATATGCCGCAATCTTTGCATTAGTAGCCCTTGTGGCTCTGGTTGCAGGAGGTTATATATATGTGACCAAGATGCAGACTAAGATTACAACACTAGAAGTTGAATCTAGACTAGCTCAGGAAGCTCTTAAAACATCCAATGAGACAATTGATGCAATTGAAAAAGCAGCAGCTGAGAACAGAAAAAATATTACCGAACTTAGAGAAGGGCTAGATAAGGCCACGGACGACCAAGAAGAATTAAGAAAAGTATTAGCAAATAATGACCTGAAAAAACTGGCCAATAGAAAGCCCGGTCTGATAGAGAGGAAGATAAATGATGCAACTGCTAAAGAGTTTCGTGATTTTGAGCGTATTACTGGTCGCTAGTGCATGCTCGACAACGCCTAAGACGATAATCCAGACTAAGATAATTACAAAAACAATACCTGCTATCGAGCGACCGCGTCCGGTAGTTATGAATGATGTTAAATTTTACGTGGTGACTGAAGATACCCTTGACGATTTCATTGCAGAGTTTAAGAAGGCTAATGCGGGTGAACTTGTTTTTGTTGCAACTAACGTTAAAGGGTATGAGAACATATCCCTCAACCTTGCGGATATAAAGAGATATCTAAAACAACAGAATGAGATCATTGTTTATTATGAAAAAAATGCTACTAAATAATACCTAGGGGTTTACAACTCCCCTGAAATGTTGTATAATAATCATCTATAAAAGTAACGCCAGACATTTCCGGAGAGATAATGCTATTCGAAGAACAGATTTCACGCAAACCTGACCAGTACCCATGGACCAAGCAATTTATAGAAGCCATATGGAAAGGCTTTTGGACCCCCGACGAATTCAATTTTAGAAGTGATTACTCTCAATTCAAATCTGATCTTACAAAAGAAGAGCAACAAATTATCATCCGGACGATGTCTGCGATAGGTCAGATTGAGATTGCGGTTAAAACCTTCTGGGCCGAAATAGGTAACCATATGCCGCATCCTTCTATCAAGGATTTGGGCTATGCAATGGCGAACTCTGAAGTTATTCATAATATGGCCTACGAGAAGATTCTTGATGTGCTCCATATGACTCACATCTTTGAAGAGAATCTCAATGAGCAGGTTATTAAGGGAAGAGTCGAATATCTTCGTAAATATAATCAACGAGTTTATGAGGATGATAAAAAACAATACATCTACGCTATTATTCTATTTACGCTATTCGTTGAGAACGTGAGCTTATTCTCTCAGTTTTATATCATCATGCATATGAATAGAAATAAGTCTGTGATGAAGGATTGCGCTCAACAGGTACAATATACCAGAAACGAAGAGCTTCTTCATGCTCAGGTAGGTATTAAACTTATTCAAACATTGCGATCCGAATATCCGGAAATGTTTGATGACGAATTACAGCAAAGAATTGAACATGAGTGTGTCGAATCCCTTAAAGCTGAAAGTCGTGTTATCGACTGGATTATGGGCGATTATCATGTAGAAGGATTGGATGCTAATATTCTAAAGGCGTTCATTGCTAAAAGAATGGCAGATTCAATCTCAGATATCGGATTCGATAATAGTTCTATCTATTATGATAAAGATGCCGTTCATAAAACTTATTGGTTCGACGAAGAATTACTTGGCGCTAATATGACAGACTTCTTTCAGAAAAGACCCGTCGAGTATGCAAAAGGACAAGGGGTCGGGGTAGACGATTTGTTTTAGGAGAAAGAAATGAACAGAATAACAAGAATGATGATCAAATCAAAAGCAAAAGAAATGATCACACCAGGACCAGATACAGAAAGAGATCTTAAAGATCTGTTTTGTATTCTAAGAGAGGTCTGGGACCTCGAATTCGAGGACAGTATTGATTTTCAAGAAAAATGTCTCAATGAGATATGGAACGCATCAGCAGTGATGTATAGACTTAAGAAAAAAGGGAAATAAGAATGGGCTTTAACTGGGCAAACGAAGACTCTAGGATCTTTCTCTCGCGAGGATATATTGATGGTAATATGACTGTCGAAGAGCGCGTACGAGAGATAGCAAAGACCGCCGGAGAAATCTTGGATATGGACGGATTTGCAGATAAGTTCTATGATTATATGAGTAAAGGTTATTATTCCTTATCTTCACCAGTATGGAGCAATTTTGGTACCAAGAAGGGTTTACCTATCTCCTGTAATGGAGTCTATATTGATGACTCGATCGAATCTATCTTGGATAAGAACTCTGAGATAGGTATGCAGACGAAGTTGGGCGCAGGTACTTCTGCTTATCTTGGAGGGATTAGACCCCGAGGATCGGCAATCAAATCTGGCGGCAAAGCTGATGGGCCCGTCCATTATGCAAATGTTACTGAAACGATGGTGGACATTATCTCACAGGGCAACGTTCGCCGGGGCTCTTGTGCTGTCTATCTTCCAATTGATCATCCCGACATTATGGAATTTCTAGAATGTCGAGAAGAAGGCTCACATATTAAAAACCTGTCTATGGGCGTATGCGTATCAGACGAGTTCATGCGGAAGATGATTGATGGCGATCATGACGCGCGCATGGTGTGGGCGAGGGTGCTCCGAAAACGAAAAGAATCAGGATATCCTTATATCTTCTGGACCGACACGGTCAACAATAATAAACCCCAAGCTCTTAAAGATTTAAATCTCCCTATCTGGGCATCTAATCTTTGTAGTGAAATTTGTTTACCTTCTACTGTAGATCTATCATTCGTATGCGATCTAGCATCCATGAACCTTTTGACATATGATGAATGGAGTCAAACGGATGCGGTTGAGGTCATGACCTTCTTCCTTGATGCAGTCATGGAAGAATATATCGAAAAAATTAAAGACATACCACACATGAAACCCGCGCGAGCCTTCTCTTTGAAATGGAGAGCTATCGGGATCGGACAACTAGGTTGGCATTCGTATTTACAGTCTAAAATGATTCCTTTTGAATCGTTTGATGCTCATATGGAAGCGGTCAAAATATCAAAATTTATTGATGATAGATCGCTCTTGGCATCGAAAGAATTAGCTGTAGAATATGGTGAGCCTGAAGGACTTCTCGGATATGGCGTCCGGAACCTTACACGAACAGCTATTGCGCCAACCACCTCCTCTTCATTCATTCTAGGACAGGTTTCCCCGTCTATTGAACCTCTTGCATCCAATTACTTTACTAAGGATCTTGCAAAGGGCAAATTCACTTGGAGAAACCCTTATCTAGGTAAGATTATTAATGAGTACGCCGGCTCCCATGAAAAGGCCGAAGAGATTTGGAGAAGTGTCCTAGTCAGTGGCGGTAGCGTTCAGCACCTTACCTGGCTAACACAAAAACAGAAAGATGTATTCAAAACATTTTCAGAAATCTCACCGTTATCTGTCGTTCAACAGGCAGCAGGAAGACAGAAATATATCGATCAATCCCAGTCTTTGAATCTTATGATTGCACCAGAGGTTCCTATTAAGGATATCAATGCTCTTATGATCGAGGCTTGGAAGCTTGGTGTTAAGACCCTGTATTACCAACGCAGTTCAAATCCTGCTCAAGAATTGGTGCGAGATATTATGCATTGTCAAAGTTGTGAAAGTTGAGATTTACAATTATTAAAGTGCCACTGAGTTTATAATGAGGACATCTAGCGACCTATATTTTATACTTTTTTCTAATTAGGAGAATCTAATGACTGACCCACTACCACTATTTGTTGATGAAGCCTGTGAATTATTAGAGCAAATGCCATTATTCTATCATAAGTACTCTCAAAGAGAACTAGCAGTAAAATTGCAGAATAATTATATAAGAGTAGGACTTAAGATGGGTCAAGAAGGCACCGCAGTTTAATGTTCACAATAGAACATGAAGAGGATTTCACTATTATCACCATCCTAGATGATGAAGATAAATGTGACGAACTTGAGGTAGAAATTGGCACTGATGTAGTCAATCTCAGACAGTGGCATGTTAAATCTATTGAAGATCATGAAATCCCCGAATGGGAAATATATGATCAAATTACTATTACTCCGCGTCAGTTCTTGAAACTCATGGAAGCCTTTAATCTAAAAGAAGGTGTATATCAATTGGAGAATCCTGCGATTTGACATGGTATTATAAAGGCGAGCCATATGAGCCTAAAGAAGGTGAATTAGACGATTGGATGGGGTTCGTATACATAATCACCGACAAATCCACGAAGAAGATGTATCTAGGCAAAAAGCTTTTTTGGTCCAGGAAAACATCGCCTCCTCTTAAGGGTAAGAAGCTCAAGCGTAGGAAGATCGTAGAATCTGATTGGATGAAATATTATGGTTCGTCCGACCTAGTCAAACAACTTCTACTAGAGCACGGTGAAGAGAACTTTCATAGAGAGATAATATACTTTGGTAAAGCTAAAGGTGAATTAGGTTATGTTGAAGCGCGTGAACAATTTGCACGTAATGTTCTCCTGGATGACAATTGGATGAATGGTATTATCAACTGCCGGATTCATAGATCGCACATTAAGCGAGTGAAAGAACAGTATGAAGCAGAGAAAACTATTTCTAACTAAGTTTATAAGACCTAATAGCATAGGATGTGAGATAGGTGTCTGGAAGGGGGCTCTTACTGAACATTTCCTAAAAAATCTCCGTATTAAAAAATATTATCTTATAGACCCGTACGAATTTGGGCCACAATATCCTACCATTTGGTGGGGTGGAAAAATTGCAAAATCCCAAAACGATATGGACCAAATCCGCAAAGAGGCGATGTCACTTATTGATGCTATAGATGTAAAATGTGAAAGAGTATGGATAAGAAAATCTTCAGAAGATGCCGTATCTGAAATAGAAGACGAATCCTTAGATTGGGTTTATATAGACGGCAACCACGAATATGAATTTGTAAACCACGATCTTAACGCATATATCAAAAAGGTGAAGACCGGTGGTCTTATTATGTGTGATGATTTAGGATGGGTTAATGATGCCGGGAAAGAACCTGTAACCGATGCTGTCTTTGATTGGTTGCTAGTTAATAAGGCAAAGGTGACTGTTATGGATATGGAACAAAGACAAATAGTGATGAAAAAACTATAATAAAAATTCAAATTAAGTGCACAGGGGGATTTACATTCCCCCTTTTTTGTGATATAATGGTATTATATTTAAACAAAAGAGGCACAATATGACAAACGATATGGTAACATTCATCTTCTTAATTTCAGCTTCAACATTCACATTCTGTGTATTAGCAGCTTTCGTAGGCGCTTATCATTTACAACTTCATAAGCTTCGGCTAGAGGATATCGATCGTACCCCGATCATTAATGTGAAAAAAATGACTAAAAATTATATGCAGGAAAATATTAACCAATGAACTATTGGGTTGTCTCCGAATTAACTCGTGTCAGAACCAGAGACCCTGCTTGGGATGGGGGTTGGTTTCAGTGCACAGCGTCTTTTACAGGCCATGAAGAATGTAAACCTGATACGAAGCCGCCGGACCTTGCCGCGGCTCTTGCCGGGAAGATAAATAGGGTTTTATCATGAACCCAAATGCAATAAAGATCGTAACACATGACGGAACATGGGTCGCAACATGGGGCGCAATACGGGACGCAACAGGGAACGCAATACCTGACGCAACATATGACGCAACGGAGCGCGCAACAGAGGGCGCAACATATGACGCAACAGGGAACGCAGTACAGGTCGCAACAGGGGACGCAGTACAGGTCGCAGTCGATAGGATAATGAAATGATAATTATAGATTTTAGTGGTATCGCAATACCCCCAATAGTAATGGGTGCGGTAGCAGACGAGGATGAAAATCTGCTCCGCCATTTCATCTTGAATAGCATACGCATGTATAGAAATAAATATCGTGTAAAATTTGGTGAGATTGTAATTGTAGCAGACGGCGGTGGAAACTGGCGGAAAAAGCTATATCCTGAATATAAGGCCAAGCGCGAGACCACTCGTCAAGAGCAGAAGATTGATTGGGACTTGGCATTTAAGAGTATTGGTAGCGTTCTGAATGGTCTTAAAACTAGTTTTCCTTATAAAGTTATCCATCAATGGGGATGTGAAGCAGATGACTCTATTGCTGAATTAGTCCACATGACTCAGGAATTTGGTAGACATGAGGATATCAAAATTATCTCTGCCGATAAAGATTTCATTCAGCTTCAAAAATATAGCAATGTATCACAATATTCACCTATTACTAAGAAAGATGTGACAGAGGCAGATCCGATTTGGTATCGTAAAGACCACTTTTTACGCGGGTGTAAGGGCGATGGTGTGCCTAATGTTTTATCCGATGACCAACAAATAAAAGATGGCCGAAAGGCTACTATTCTGACTGCCAAGAAAAAGGCTATTCTAATGGAAGATCCTAAGGCCCTTGGAGAAGAGGTATTCAGAAATTATTGCCGGAATAAAACTATGATAGATTTGACAGAAGAACGACATTGCCCTAAATCTATACGCGAAGAAATCATAAATACCTTTGAATCACAGGACCCGAGCGATCGTGGTAATATGGTTCTACCTTATCTAATCGACAACAACTGTCGATTATTAATAGAAAATGTACAGGAATTTACACAATAGGAAATTAATATGGCAATAAAGAAATACGTATTTGAAGTGATCGAAGAAGCTGCTGCAGCACAGAAGACTGAAGACAAAGTAGCTATACTGAAGAAATTCGAAAATTGGGCATTGAAGGATGTTCTCAAGGGGACTTTTGACCCTAAAATTCAATGGGAATTACCTGGCGGTAAAGCCCCGTTCACCGCGTCAGATCCTCATAATCATCCCTCTGATTTGGGCCGCGAGCATAAGAAATTCAAATATTTTGCAAAGGGTAATATCAGTAAAAATCTGACGCCCACAAAAAGAGAATCAATTTTCTTAGGTATTCTGGAAGGTGTCCACCCTAAAGACGCCGAGCTATTGGTCAATATGATCAACAAGAAGAAAATCACAGGTTTAACTCCAAAAGTTATTAATACAGCCTTTCCAAATCTAATCTAGAATTGTCCTCTGTCCTAGGACGGGGACAGTAGTTGTAATGCGTAGGTGAGAATATTAACAAGGTAGCATAAGACTACCATAACAAGGAGAAAAACCTTTATGTCTCATACGGTAAACATCCAGATCGAACGCCTATATCAGGACTTAGATAATATTGAAGACCACATCGATCGTTTAGAACGACAGGGGAATATTTCATTATCTGACAAGGTTCGACAAAAAGGAGACTACCTACGTAAATACATAGAAAGGATTTCTTAACTAAACGGGTGGGGGCTTCGGCTCTCACCTTATTTAAAGGATTTAATAATGCCAACTTATACAGTTGAAAATACCAAAACTGGCGAAGTAGATACGCGCATCTGTTCATTTGATACGCTTCAAGCCGAGCTTAAAGGAAATCCCGATCTAATACATGTCATACAGGGGAATGCGTTTATTTCGAACCGTGATGGCGATCAGCTAAGAAAAGCTGGTAATGGATGGAAAGATTTATTAGGCAGAATCAAAAAACATTCTGGCAAAAATAATACAATTAGGAATTAATATGAGTAAAAAGAAACGGTCTGATCAATACCGCGAGGCTTTGACCCCATCCCCTCGAAAAGCAAGAAACAACTCAGCACAGGTATATCCAGATGAAGTTGTAGAGTTCTCGCCATATACCCCAAATCAAGAATTAGCACATAATGCTTGGCTCGAGGGTCAAAATCTTATCTTAACCGGTAGCGCCGGTACAGGTAAAACCTTTATGGCCCTTCATTTCGCTCTTACTGAAATGTTAGCCAATCCCCAAAAATATCATCACGTTCTTATCATTAGATCACTTGTTCCTACTCGTGACTCAGGTGCACTACCTGGAACTAAGGAGGAAAAGGAAGAGCCTTATACCCGAATTTATAAAAGCCTCTGTGATCAGATATTTGAAACCAAGAATGCTTATCCTAAACTAGAATCAGCTAATAAGTTGAGATTTGATACCACATCCTATATTAGGGGAGAAACCTTTGATAACTGTATCATCGTTGTAGATGAGATGCAAAATATGAATTTTCATGAATTGGATTCGGTCATCACGCGCGTGGGCGAAGACTGTAGAATTATCTTTGCGGGCGATTATAGACAGTCCGATTTCAGGTATAACGATGAGAAAAAAGGTATTAAGAAATTCATACAAATCATTGAGCAAATGCGCTTCTATGATGTTGTGAAATTTGAATGGAAAGACATTGTCAGATCTGACCAGGTACGTGACTATATTATGACAAAAGAATATATCGAAGATGAAAGAGAGGAAAAATTCAATGACTAAATTTGCTCGTTTTGACCCGAAAAACAAGAAAAGAAATAAGAAGAAAATTCTGGGTATGTTTAAGGACAAAAAGATCAAACTGGTAATATCTGACCTGAAGAAGCTTCGCGAAGAATCCCAAGTACTAGAAACTCATAAATAGTACAAATATCACTCTGGAGACACCAATGAAGTCCTTTAAATCACTAAGATCCGATATCACCGAAAATAGCTTTTACGACATAAGCACCGGACAAGCAGATAAAGCTAAATTCGTTACCAATGAAAATCAGGTAATGACTGCTTTCTTCTATGCTTTTCTCGGCTGGGTGTCATTATTAGAAGTCGCTAAGAATAAAGATCGAGTGGTTAAATACTTCCGTGACGATCAAAAGCTAAGACTCGCAACCATCACAGATACCAATAACGATGTATCACTGATCATCAAAATCATGTCAGATCAGGGCATGTTTATCAATACTACCGTTCCCAATGAGATAACCAGATTCCTTGTTAAAGCAAAAGCTGGACAAATTAAGAATGTGGATTTGGATGTTCTTAAGAAGTGGGTAGATGCTATTAAACCGCAAATGTGGATGAAAGCACAACCTAAACTTAGAAAAATGTGGGCTCAGTTAACTGATGGCACTCACACTATGGGCGAGTTCGCGTATGAACTAAGACAGAATGCAAAGCGTACCTCTTGGAAATCTTCCGAGTTTAATATGCTTTCAAAAGGTATTCAGATCGATCGATCAGCTGGTGCAACCGGTAAAGCAGCTCCAACCGCAGCTCCAACCGCAGCAGCTGCTACCCCAGCTGCAGCTCCAACCGCAGCCGCAGCTCCAACCGCAGCAGCTGCTACCCCAGCCGCAGCTCCAACCGTGCGGGGTTTACCTCCTAAATTGAATAAAAAACGGGAATGGCCGGGTACTGATGTTATAATGGACTACATTGAGAAGGGCGCTTCTGGACAAGATATTCTCGATATCTATAAGAGTAATTATGTGCAAAGAACCCAGCTAACAGTCAAGATTGTTACAGAATTAAGGCTTAAAATCTCAGCCCATATCTCTAGTAACAAGAGACATATAATGTATCATGCACCGGCAAATCGGATAAAAGTATATACCGAGGTCGTTAAGATTGTCGGTAGCACCCAATTGCAAGAGCGAGATTGGTGGTATATATCTCAAGGGTCTGAAAGGCCGAGAAGCACTCTGGAGGCTATTCAGTTTTATGCTAATATGGCAAAAGCCGGCGTGCAAGATCTTCTGCCCGGAAAGGTAGCGGCGGGAACGAATTGGCAATATTGGCCGCCGCGAATGGTGAATGTAATCGCCCGCGATATTGATTTGCAATTCGATAAAGATTATCCCAATCCCGACTCTGCTGGGTCTATTGCTGCAATTAAGGCTATTGGCGAACATTTAAAACCGTGGTTTGAACCTGCAATCTACGGTCCGTTTAAAACCGGAAGCAAATCGATCGGACAGTCCGGCGGCTTAATAATGGGTATGATTACGGGTAAGAAAGACTTCTTGATCGACGCCCTCAACGCCGGGAGATATATAAAAACCGTTGATGGAAAGTATTATTTAGATAATTTAGAAGCGATCAAAAAAAGAGCGTACGGCTTTCCCTCTTTTGAAATAGCGATCGCAAAAGCTTATTTAGATCTAGAAGAAATTTCAGAAGAAGCGCAAATCCACGCAGATCTGATAGCTCCGAATATAACTTTGAAACAGGCCCATTGGGCAACAGATTGGGCAACAGATATAAACTTCTTTTCATCTATCGATCTAAAAGGGTTTGCAGACGATTTAGATCGCATGGAATTAGGTAGGTTGATCGAGCGTTTTCGCACCCTGGGTAAGCAGAATTTAGTAGGATCGGGTATCGATATTTTAGATGCGTTCGGTCAGGCAATTGTTAGAAAGGTGAATTCGGGTAAAGACATATATACGAATTTTAAGCAAGCTAAATTCTGGGAGCCTTCTGATCAAAATAGCTGGAACGACTCCGGAAAGAATAAGGTAGGTACCTCTTATACCGGACAGAACAAAACAGTTGTAGTGTCAATGGTCAAGGGCATACTGGATTCTTGGAAGAGACAGGAATTGCCTTTCTGGGAGGAAGACCGAGGTAAAAATACTGCTGCTTATTGGAGAGATGCTGAAAAGGTAGTCTTAGGTAAAAGTGACGATGCCTGGTGGGCTAATTATATGTATAATGCATATAAAACCCTATTGGGTATTTCAGACGAATCCACCATTAGACAAGCACAAGATTTCCTAGAAATGAAGCACTATGATGCAGAAAAATTCGGGTTTACGGATAAACAAATTGAAGAGTTGGCAAGTATTATTCTCGCTAATGCAATTGCAGGTAAGAATGAAAAGTTTGTCCAGTATAGTTGGGGTGCAGATGCACCATATAGCGTTTTTGGACCTATGCTTCCTTATAGTAAACAGAGCACCACGAATAAGAAGTTAATGGATAAACTGATCGAGATGGGGAAACTCCGTGGTTCAAACGCCATGATGCACCATTTGGATTTGCCATATTTTATGGAGCTCGATAAAAAGGGTATCGAAGACCTTGCAAGGATTTGGTGGGATAATTCGCCGAATCGATCAACACTGCCGGCCGATTGGGACCCGGATCCTAAGAAAGCTATTCCTGTTCCATATGAAGCTATTCATAAAATGATGGCAGGGTTTGCAGGCACTACCTACATCGGAGAAGCTGAGAAAACAAAGATCATTGATCGATTCTTGAAACTGTTCAAGGATAAAATTGATACTCCTGCTTTATACAATCTTGTGAAAACTGCGCCGTATGACTCTAGGCATGCCTCAATTACCAATTTTAACTCGCTAGCGCTTTCTGATAATATATCCGAAGGTCAATTTAAAGCAATCCTGAATGCGCCTAAAACTGTTCTAAGCAGAGCAGACTTTGCTGCGGATGTGATGACGAAATTAAAGCCTGTAGAAGATGAAGACGGCGAAGATATCCCGATGACAGAAAGACAGATGAAGCTGATAGAGCATCTTTTTGAGAAGATGGACGACCCTGCCCATATTAATAAACTTAGAAGAGAATATCAAGAATTTATGACCGAGGGTCAAATCACTTGGATGAAGATGGTGGGGAGTAATAGAAATAGGGCAGAAAAACTTTATTTGAAAGCTTCTAAGTCTATGAGAAAAAGACTAGCGGGCGCTTACCTTAACAACCAAGAATTTGCTTCTACAGCGGCTGCTGCATTAACTGCTCCGGCGAGCCCTATTAAACCATATACAACCTTAGACAAAAAACGCGTACGAGATATTTTGAAATACAATAACGTGGTTAGTGAAGACTCTAAATTGAGTGATAAAATTTTGCACAATTTCAATACTATGGATATGCACGTGCGCAAGTCCGGTGTTAAAAAGCCACTTGAAGATCTTCAAATTACAGAGAACGATTTGAAGCCTGATGAGCTAAACGCACTAACTGCTAATTTGCATACTACCAGAAGATCTAACAACCACGGGAGAAACGGTCTCAAGATCCTTAGGTCATTTAATGTTAACATCCCTCTTCAGGAAAAATCCCAAACGGACTGGATTAACGCAAATCCGAACCAAGAAATTATCAACCCAATGTTTCACGGAACAGGTTCAATCGCAGCATCAATGATCTTGCGATACGGCTTCCGAGTCATTAGTGCAGGTGATTCCTCGATCACAGGTCGGATGTTAGGTAACGGCGTTTACGGGGCTATTCATATGGACAAATCCCAACAATATGTAGGGGATAATGGATACGGTAGATCTGTTGGCACCAAAGGATATATCTTTGTATGTAATGCAGCGCTAGGACAAAAAGGTAAAGATTATAGAGCCTCAGGAGTAGGTGGCAGCGGTTATCAAACTCAATCGCCAGAATGGTGTGTCTTTACCCCGAATTCGCAATTCAAAATTGTGAAAGCTTATGAAGTCGAACTTGTTGAAGAAACGACTATAAATTCTATTGTTGCCGATGTTAGAAGAAAAGGCAAAGGGGTTAATGAAGGAAAATTGAAGAACTTTAGAAAGTTCTTAGGAGAGGAAATTAAAAAAGAAACTATGAAAAACGTGACAAATTACATTTTCATTAATGGTTATATTCCCGTTAATGAACATGATACTGTAGACTTCGAGGACTTTACTCCTCCAAATACTAATGTAAGTCTAGAGCCTTCAGCTTACGGGCCATCAGTGGTAGTAACTGGAACTAAAGAAAGTGCGACTCATATATTCACTAGTGCGGCAGATTTTAGACAAAATCATCCGAAGGAATTTGAAGAATATGTTACACACCTCAAAGAGGACTAATATTTAAATACAATTAATTTGAATTAGGGGGTTTACATACCCCCTTTTTTGCGATATAATAGTCCTATAAAAAGGAGATATATTATGAAATACGACAATGTGATACTTACCGATTGTGACGGGGTCCTTATGAATTGGGAATATGCCTTCACGGTCTGGATGAAACAAAGAGGGTATACCCTTAAAACCGATGTTTCTGATTATGATATGGGGCTAAGATATGATATGTCCCCAAATAGTATAAGGACATTAATCAAATTATTCAATCAATCGGCTGCAATAGGATTTCTTCCTCCGCACAGAGACGCTATGTATTATGTGGATTTACTCCATCGTAAACATGGATATGTATTTCATATGATCACATCACTATCAAAGGATATTAATGCTCAAAATCTTCGGATTCAGAATACCAAAAAACTATTTGGTGAAACGGCTTTTGAACGGTTTCTCTTCCTTGATACTGGTGCAGATAAAACTGAGGTATTAGCTAATTATAAAGACTCCGGTTGTTATTGGATAGAAGATATCCCTACAAATGTAGAGATCGGGCAAAAAATGGGTCTTGAAGGTATTATGATGGAACATGGTCATAATATGGATTATCTATCTCATGATGAAGATATCCCGATCTTTAAGAATTGGGAAGAAATTTACAATCATATTATCGGAGACTAATATATGATAAGAAAAGAAGAAAATCTGTTCAAGGTTATTTCACTTAGAACCGAGTGGGAGAACCTTGTCCAGAATTTTGCTGGTGTAAGTAATGAAGGTACTATGACTAATGTCCGGAAATTCCTTAAAAGGCCGGTGACACATCATAGATTTAATAGCCCCCGATATCAAAAAGCCTTGGCACTCGCGAGAGAAATGGTAGCACTATGCAAAAATTAATATATCAAGTGAAATTAGGTAATTCTAAGTTGTATGATACTTGTTGCAAATCCGTAAGGGATTATGCTAATAAGATCGGCGCGACCTATATAAGACAAACAGAACCTATCCTAAACATCAAGCCCGATCCAGGTAATACCAATCGATCATTAGAATGTCAGATGCGCGAAGTACCTCTTCCTATTTTTGAAAAGGAAAATGCTTTCGATTATCGCGATCGTTTTGATCAAATCTGTGTCATTGATGCTGATGTTTATATCCGGCCTAATGCAGAATATGATATCTTTGAAGATTTTGGTACCGAGCATGCATTCGGTGCTGTGGTAGAGAGAGAAATGCCTATCACTCAAATCTATATGGATAAAATCAAGAATTATTCCAGAATGCAATACGGGCAATGGCCAGATCTATTCCCAATTGACTTTGCTACCGGGAGTGAGTTTATGAATATGGGCGTCATGATTTTCAATAGTAAGTTGCTTGATTCCTATTTAGGGACCGAGAGTGCTAAAGAGTTCCTCGGGCGTTCTGACTTTAAAAAGTTTGTCGACGGTGTTGGTCCCTTCAAATGGAGCACGGATCAGACACTCTTGAATTGGTGGATTAAAGATACTGGAATGTCTTATAAGAAGATGCATTGGAAATATAATGGTCTTTATACCGCTAATACCAAGATAAACGAATGTCAATTTGTCCACTTCTTCCTTAAGGATAAACTACCTAATCGTGGAGAGAATGTCGATCAGCTATTGAAAGACATTATGTCATGAGTTTTAAAAATAATAGGATATTAGATTAGAATAGGGGTTTACAATTGATTAGTATTATGATATAATAGTATTATAAAGGAGAACATCATGTATATTATTATCAAAAATAAGTCATCCATTCATAAAACTTCTGAATGGAATTCGTCATGGGGATTCTCAGGTATTGCTTATAGATTTAAAGACCAATATGAGAATAAAGAAGAAGCTGATGTTCTTCAAAGATGTTTAGAAGCTTGGTCCCCGGGCTGGAGGGTGGTTCCAGTATAATGATGCATTGGGCAATAAAAATTCGCGAGATTGCATGGGATACGTATCCGAAATATGATATTATCAAGACAATATCGGATGAAGTGTATAATAGTACCGAGCGCCCGGTCAAAAATATGTCATCTGCATCTACGATAATCTCGTCCCTCCAGAGCGCAGTTAATAGGATTTTATCATGACAAAAAATAGTGATTCACCTTGGAGAAATTTTCCTCCCCCTGAAGAAGAAGTCGAAATTCTAAAAGAGATGATGGAAGATATAAAAAAGAAAAATAAAGAATTTTTGAAATATTGTGATGAAGTTCTCGGTCTTCGATCCCAGAATATGATGAGTTATAAACTTGGAGAGGATAGTGATAAACCTAAAGATATTTAAAGATATAAATGTTCTATATGTTCATTGTGAAACCCCCGCCGAAGGTGCTATATATAACTATGGAGCACCAGATCATAAGGCTTATATGGATTTCTTTAAATCGAAGTGATTTACACATTCAAAAATTGTAAAAGGCCATATAAAACGTGATGATGTAGTTTTGCAACACGATATAGTTTTTCAAAGAATCTGTTAGAGGATTAATCATGACTACTTTATGGAATAGAATGCTTATAGATATTGAAAGAGAATTGGATGAACATCCAAAGGATTTCTTAAGACAACCCATAATATCCAAAACGACTTGCCCGTATATGCCTAGATTGGCAGCTTTATATCATGCAGGGTTTGATGCGGCGGATGTAGAAAAGGTAAAGGATCCTCAGTTCGGCAATCCTAAGATTTCTTACAATGGATTCACCTTAAGCACTTTGCAGCAATATTATTATTTAGATCTAATCCTTAAAAGAGACGATAATTTAAGTGAATGGAACCTGATCACTGATATAGGCGGTGGATATGGTAATATGTGTAGAATAGCCCATCGTCTAGGATTTCAGGGGAAATATGAAATTTATGATTTTCCTATTATGCACAAGTTGCAAAGAGCCTATTTTGAAAATCATCCAGGATATTATTTCGAGACTGGATTTAATAGCTGGAAAGTACACCAAGAATTGCTACAGAATATACAACCATGTGACACAAAAAAGTCAATCATGATCGCTACTCACTCTTTGAATGAAATGCCATTAAAAGATAGAGAGAAGGTAATATCCGGTCTAGGACATGATAGATTTATATTCGTTTATAATACACAATTTGACGGTATTAATAATATTAAGTGGTTTGCAGATCTCGCCAAGCAATTAGATGATAGATATGACATAGTTGACATTGGCTGTGTGACGAATACAAGAGCTAGAGTTATGTTAGGGACTAAAAAATGAAGGTTTTCATAACAGGTGTTGCCGGGTTTATCGGTTATCATACTGCCCTGAAGTTTAAAGCTGCAGGACACGATGTGTTTGGAGTAGATAATTTTAACAATTATTATGACCCTGCCCTCAAGTCTAGCAGAGAGAAAATATTGGCGAAAGAAGGAGTAAAAGTCGACGAGTGTGACATTGCTATAACACCTGTAGGATTTGATTTTGTGATAAATGAGATTAAACCCGATCTTGTCATACATTTAGCAGCTCGTGCGGGCGTGCGTCACTCCATGGACAATGCAGACGAATATATATTAGATAACATTATAGGCACACAAAATCTTATCACCTCTTGTGAAAAACATGGAGTTGATAATGTAATTTATGCTTCAACTTCGTGCGTAATGAACGGTCATCCGTTACCGTGGCGTGAGTTCGAATCTCTTTATCCATCCAAATCGCCTTATGGCTGGACGAAAGCCTGTAATGAACAACAGTTCTCTTCTAGCAGGATTCCTAATGTAACGGGTCTCAGATTCTTTACAGTATACGGGCCGTTTGGGAGGCCTGATATGGCCCTGTTCGAATTCACTGAAAGAATCTCAAAGGGTGAACCAATTACGGTATTCAATAATGGTGACATGAAGCGTGATTTCACATACGTTGATGATATTGTGAACGGCATTGAATTAGTGTCAAAAAATCTTAAGCCGGGTTCAGATCTATATTGCATCGGGAACGGTGAGCAAGTCAATCTCATGGATTTCGTTAAAGAAATCGAGATTAATTTGGATAAAAAAGCCACTATTGAATTTGCTCCAATGCATCCTGCTGATACAAAAGAAACTTGGTCAGATACCACTAAGATTCAAAGCATTGGTTATGAGTCGATAACCCCGATCGAAACAGGTGTCAAAAACTTTATAGAATGGTGGAAAAGCTATAATGGGTAATATTATCCTGCAACATTATGACGGTGAACTTGGTGAACTAGAAAAGCTATCTGTCAAAAATATTGAACAATATGCATGGAAACGCGGCGCTAAATATAGGCTGATAACAGGTAGACCGTTTGATGCTAGACTGACACCGCCCTGTCAAAAGGTTCAGATGCTAAATGAAGAGTTCGACGGGTTCGATCAAGTTTTGATGCTAGATATCGATATGTTCGTACCAAGAGGTATGGAGGTCAATATCTTTGAGCAACAAGGTGTTGGGCTATACAATCCTATCCAGCAAATGCTTCATGCAAAAATGGTTAAAAATTATCCGCTTTTAGCTTCTTCTTCAAATCCTTATTGGGGTGGAGCTATATATAAGATGGATCTAGAATTACGAAAAGCACTACGTAAGGAATTAACTGATAGAGCCTGGATGGAGAATTTCAATCAGCCTTATCATTTTGAAGACGAAGGTATCATGCACGTTCTTGCAACCAGAGCAAATATTAACCCAGAAGGAGCATATCTAGACCCTAGATGGTGCTATGATAATTATCTACCAGATCCGGCGGGAGCTTATATGATTCATGTTAGGACTAAGATAACACCTACAGGACCTAAGCAAGAAAAGATCAAAAATTATTACGATTTAGTTGAAAAAGGAATCTTATGAAAAATCTGATATATCAATATTGGGATGGGGATGACACCTCAGGCAATCGCGCGGGCGTTAAGGCTATGAAGAAATACGCTGATAAGATTGGTGCTGATTATCTTTATGAGCATAATGCACTTTGGCGCAGTTCAGCAATAGGAAAATATAAACCATATTTTGGTTGCTTCAAGCCACTTTTTACCGAAGAAATCTATGAGAAATATGACAATGTAATGTTTGCTGATACCGATGTTTTTCCAAAGGCGATGCTTACTGAGAATATATTTGACACCTTTAATAGTGATCTATCGATTGCTCAAGAACCATGGCAACCCGCTAATAGAGCAATAACTACCGGACAGATCTCTGGTCAAAATGACGAGAAATGGGCCGATCGTATAAACTCCTCCTGGGGGCCTGAAAGGCCGTACCCAAGGGATGAATCGGGTCATTTGAAAGTTTATAATTCCGGTGTGGTGTTATGGTCTAATGTCGGTATGAGGATCGCGCGCGAGCGCTTTATTCCATTCAACGAGTATCAAAAGGTGATGCAAGGTCTTCCTGCATTCTATTCGTGTGACCAACCATATCTTCATGCAATGCTACAAGTGTGTGAATTTGATTGGTCAGAGCTTGATACGAAATGGAACACCTGCGTTCATTATATCGGAAATGCTAATGAAGTTCCTAGACCTGTAAATATGGCAGGGCATCATGATGCAAATTTCGTCCATATACAACTGAGAGCTGCTGATCATTTCTCAGAAGAAAAACTGTTCAAAATTACAAACGAATCTTTTCCTAAATGGAGTCTTTATGATTAATGCAGAATTAGGGCATTGTAAAACCCTCCCAGAATTTTATAAATCTATACGTGAACAACAAGAAGGCGAGCATGGGGCAGACTATTGTGCTCAACACGATGCTTTGATACATATGTTTACCAATGGCGGATGTAAAACCTATCGTGAACTTGGTACTCACCAAGGGGGTACTGCTGCCGCGGTGATGCTTCAAAATCCTGAATATATGGATTTGATTGATATTGACATGCATCGCTATAATAAATTCCTTGCTCCCATCGCGCGCGAGTATGCAAAGGAACATGATATCAAATTAAGTCTAAAGGAGGTCAGTTCTGCTTCATTAGCAGCTATAGGTCCCCTGGTTGATGTGATGCTTATTGATTCGGTTCATAGGTGGGTTTATACTAAAGAAGAATTGAAATACCACGCTTCGTCCGTTAAAAAATATATCGTCTTTCATGATACTACAACTTGCCTAGATATTTGTCAAGGTATCAACGAGTATTGCAAAACTGAGCCATTTAAGATTCTAGATAGATTTCTGCCTAATGTTGGGTATACAGTTATAAAGAGGAAATGATGCAAAGCCTATATGAAATGTTTGTTTTCGCGGTAGCAATTGCCGCGGTATATTATTCTCTAAAATGGTTGAGGGGTAAAAATGATCTATAAAGCTATTGTTCTAAAGGATCATGTGACTTCGTTTTTAGGATTTGATGCGCTTGCAGCGAGCACTTCAGAATATATTGAACCGTTTGATGCTATTACCCCAGATGAAGTTAAGGGTTACATGAAGCGTTTTGGCCTTACGTGGAGATATCCTAATCGGAACAGAAGAACAGATATAGCCACGGGTCTTAGACTTTCTCCATATCCTACAAAAGACCCAGCAAAGCGTATCGCATGTGCATTATCACATTATATGTTATGGAGGGAATGTTCGGACTCAGGAGAGCCTATGGTTATTCTAGAGCATGATGCGATCTTCCTTCGTGAAATCGATTTCGATATTAGTACTACTTCTTTCCAGATCATAGGCCTAAACGATCCACGTGGTGCTACCAGACTTTCTCAGAAGTTCCATGAAGAGGTGCAAAAGAAGCGTCCTGATAAATTCACACCTGCGCCATGGATTGATGACCCAATGGTACCTCAGGGTATTGCAGGAAATTCAGCTTATATAATTACTCCAGAGGGTGCAGATCGTATGATTGCGTTGGTTAATGAGCATGGATTATGGCCGAACGATGCTATTATGTGCAAACAATTAGTGTCTCGATTAGCAGTCACAACACAATATTACACAAAAGTACAGGGTTTGCAAAGTACTACCTCCAATTAGGGGTTTACATTTGTGCACGTTTATGATATAATACTATAACAAAGGAAACATTATGAAAATGTTATATAACAGACCGCTATTTGGTAAAGAATGCACCTGCAGAAAGACTTCGCCAGTTAAATGAAATCTCTTATCATAACAATTGAGGGAATGGAACAAAGTGAAGCTGCAGCGAATAGCTGTATTAAGCGTGCAAAGCAATTTGATGTTAATGTAGAAATACAGAAGGCGGTAACTCCGGAAGATAATCCCGGGCAACTTTTTGGCGATTTGGGTATAAGGTCTAATCATTTCTATACCGACGAGGTCTATTCCAGGCGCGAGAACGCAATGGCAGCATTTCTATCCCACAGATCTTGTTGGGAAGTAGCTGCCAATAGCGGTAAATCTGTATTGGTATTAGAGCATGATGCTTATTTTCTTGGGCCTATTCCTTCTGAGGTAGAGCATATTGATGCAGTTGTCAATTTAGGTAAACCTTCTTATGGTAAATATATCCGACCTATTTCATTAGGTATCGGTCCGCTTACTTCTAAGAGATACTTCCCGGGCGCCCACGCGTACGCGATTGGCCCAGGTGCTGCAAAGAAGGCGTTAGAAATGTCTATAGACCACGCTGCACCTACCGATCTATTTTTTCATGTTGACCTTTTTGGTGATCTTCTTAAGGAATATTATCCGTGGCCTATTGAAGCCCGTGACAGTTTTACGACCATTCAGAAAGATATGGGATGTTATGCAAAGCATAGATATAATGAAGGATATGAAATATTATGAAGACGGCATTTATAACAGGATGTGATTCAAGGACCGAATGGCAACTTCCGTGGTTTATTAAGAACTTCCGGAAGCATATGCCTGCTGAAGAATTGATTGTATATGATTTTGGACTGAAGGGTAATCGATTAGCAGGTGTCGATTATGTTACACTTGATTCTTTACAACCAGGATGGTTTAAAAAGCCATCAGCGATGCTTAATGCGAGTATTAAATATGATGCCGTCTGCTGGTTAGATACCGACTGTGAGGTTCGAGATTCAATTGCTGATATCTGGGATTCGATCCCGCCAGGAAAAATAGGTCTTGTAGAGGATATGCCGTGGAGCACTAGGCGAGGCGGCACACATTATAATACTGGTGTAGTTGCCTTCCGTCAGACCCCGCCCATCATAACTACGTGGATTCAGGAGATTAATCTTCGATCAACTTTACGTGGTGACCAAGAGGTTTTACACGAGTTCTTGAAATCAGTACCAATGAACAGATTAGTGCACGTGCACGAACTACCTAATAAGTATAATGCTCTTAGGCTTCAGATTCAAGACGATACCCTTCCAAGGGAAATTAGGGTGATGCACTGGACAGGCGCATTAGGCAACGATGAAATTTTAAAACAAATTAGAGAGGGCTAATGGAATATCATTTAATAGGTAATGGTAAATCAGCTGGATTATATGACTTCAACTCGAAGGGCA